ATGAAAAAGGTTTCGACCTCAAAAGCTCCTAGCCGAGATTCATTAACCAAGGCAATCCCTTACGGGAATGAGCAGTATTTTGATGAACAATCGAAGCAGCAGGCGGCGAATGACTTTGCTCGGCGGGTCGTCGGAACATCAAGTGGCGTCTATTTAACCCGAAAATAGCTCCTAACCCGGCCCCGCAGCCGGGTTTTATTACTTCCTAGCCAGCGCTTCCACCACAGCCCTCATCGCCTCTTCTGTAGTCTCTGAACGCTTTATCTTTTTATTAGCTAATGATGTCCTCAACACTCCCGCAATGACCACATGCTTTGGCTCTTGTCCAAGATCACGCATCTCAAGCACCACCTTCCCCACTACTCTGCACATTTCGTTATATAGCGCGTCTGAATCTTTTGTGCTCATAGCCACTCCCATCTCAATTCCACCAAATTTAGCACAACTATCATCGTTTTCACTCAATAGCGGAAAAGAATAGACCGGGCCATTAAGCCCGGTTTTGTATTTATGCTTCAGTTGAAACGGCACCAGGTGCAACTGGCCACTCGATGTTTGGCGCTTTTGTGTCAATACGACTCAGCAAGACGCGGTAAGTTTTCCATGCAATGAGCTGTCCTTTCTCTTCATCCGTTGCCATGCCCGTATCGACCGCATCTTGTAGCGGGGCGATTTTCACTGTTGCGTCGTTCAATAATTGAGATTTTGTTTCTTCTGCTGTCTGCACTGCTGCGGCTTGCTGTAACCCCTTATCCGTCACCCACTTGCTGCCGCTCCATTTGTCGTAAATAGTGAGTGGTGCTAGTAAAGTGAGTGTATCTGGCAATTCACCAATTGTTGTTACTTCCTCCGGCTGACCAGTTTCAGTGCTATATGCCACTTTGCCACGCAAATCATCAACAATTTCCCATGCAGTTCCAGTAGCATTTCGGCGCACTGCTTTATCATCCCTCGCGGGCAGGGTTGGCGCGTCAGCATATCCGCAAGCTGGCAAGCCTACACCGACAGGGAGATACTCATTACTTGCGCCGGTATATTCGCGTGAGTCAGGGCTTGCGCTATAAACTGCTATCCAGCCCTCAGTGATAGATAAACCATCTTGTCCCAACTGCGCTGCGGTGATTTCTAGTGAATATTTTGTCATTATATAGCTCTCACAATGTAGTTAAATGCAATGTTCCGTGGGCGAGTTTCATCACCACCGGAATTACTTGTTGAAAGGCCGTTCACGCTTGTAAACCAACCTGATGTGGGGCCGCCTGTTATTCCGCGAATCTCAAAATTCGAGAGGCCGTGGTTATGGCTTTGTATCCCGCCACCCTGCCATTCCAATAAGTGTTGGTCTGCCCTAACACCACGCCCATCATCAAAGCCACGAATAAACTCGCCGCGCAAATCCGGCAATACACCAGACGGATACGCCAGGGCTAATTTTGGATATGTTGCTGTGCTAAACGATGAACCGTTTACTTTCAGAAACCCCGCAGGAGGGGTCGCGAGCGGGTAAGGAAGAGGTACACCGATGGGCACCAAACTTCCATCGCCTAAACCGAGGTTTGCAATAGCGCCTGCAACTGTATTCGCACCTGTTCCGCCATCTTCAATTGCAATGGGTATTGCCGAGTTCTGTATCTTGCGATAAGTAAATGTTCGAGAGCCTTTGTCACCTATGATGAGTACTTTATAAATCACGTAATTGGCATTCAGCGACGTATCCGGGGTTAGAGTCAGACCAATACGCTTGCTCGCATTTCCTGATATATAATCCACGGCAATGCTGACGCCGGTACCTGTATTGTAAACGATGCCTGCTGGCGTATTAGACCACGTATTAAAATTGGAAAAATAATTAGAGCCGGTAAGGAAATCCTGTTGCTGCCAATCGAGAGCCGTTAATCCTGTTAACGTCGTCAAGCCAATACCCATACCTGCGAATCCAAGGTTTGACCGTGCGCCATCAGGGGTGAGTGCACCCGTACCGCCACAAGAAATTGATACTGGATTTGCTGATGTTTGGATTTCTCTTGCTGTAAATGTCCGAGAGCCAGGGTAACCGCCAAGCCGAAGATACCAAGCCCTAAAGTTTGAACTTGATACCGTGCTGGGCTTTATCTCAAGCCCAATCTGGGTGCCGGTGACGTAATCAACTTTTATGCTAATAGCTAATCCCGCAGGGTAACTAATTTCACTTGGAACATTTATCCAATTTGTAGAGGATGCGATGTAATTCGCACCGGATGTAAATACAAATGTTTGAAAATCAAAGTTATCTATCCCGGTCATGCTTGACAAGCCAATGCCATTTGTTGAAAGGTCATTGACCACTTTCGTAACTGCATCATTCGCTGCTTTAACAGCCTTAGGTGTCGCAGCTAATGCCTCGCTGGTGCTGGTTATAGAACTGCTAAGCTGAACAATTCCTTTTTGGGTTAATGAGGCGTCTTTAATATCAGGAATTCCCTCGCCAATCAGCTTCTGTATAGATAAAAGAACTTGATTAAACTGAGTGCTGTCGGCATCAATCTCTGCAGCAGAAAGAACACTCATCAATTCACGCTGAATGGTATTAAACCACTTAGCCGGTAATATCGTAGGCGGAACACCACTAGCAACATTGCCGTCTGTAAATTCGCCGTTACTGTCCGCGCGCGTATTCGGTATATCTCCAATTTTTTGCATAGATAATCCTCGCCAGGTAAGGCGCTTTAAATGAATAGATATTGATTAGTTAGCTAACGTAGCCAAATTTAAGAATGGTGTGAGAAGGGTTTAATACGGTTAATCGGCATTCAAGCTGTTTGTTTCCCCACGACCGCAGAGGATCACTGCAATAAGTTAAACCGCATTGGGCATAATTAATCGTGGTTTCTGGCGCAGCGATCAGCCAGGTGAAAGGCCATTCGTCACCGTTTAAAGCATCCCCACAAACGGACATCCCCGCACATGCCTGCCTATATTGGGTTATTGAGATGGTGTAACCTAGCGCCTCAGCAACCCGAATAAAATAAGCCATTGACTGGCCGCCAATGCCGAACAGCTTAGATATCACGGCCCGCTGGCGCTGAATCATGCTGTCAATCTCACCTATCGCGCATAAATCAGGTAATCCGAGCGTCGCTTCCCATTCAGGAAGCATTGCAGTGGCTGTGGATGGAAAAGCCGCATCAAGCAGATCGCGGGCATCTTCATCACTGCGCTGATAGGATCTTGCCAGTGCCCGCAAGGTACTGGTTTGAACCCCATTAAGTTGTCGGGGCCAAACTAGACCGCCCGGCATCAGCGCTTGAAGAGCTGCGGTATATTCATTCGCAGAATAACGACTCATAAGTAGGTCACCGTGCCCCGGACAGGTAATTTGCCGGTTTCAAGCTGAATATTTGTCGTTGGAGAATCAAGAATAAAACCACTGGTTCCATCAATATCACCGATGGCAAGCAGCAGTGACGACAGAAGAATTTCCCCACCTGGCTGACCCTCAGTAAAAAACACCTCATCAATAGCCGTATTTATTGCTACGGTAGTTTCACTGGATGCCGTAGGAATGCCACTGATAACAAAATTCACGGGCGAGGCTACTGGCGCGCAGACATAAATGATGGCGATAATAGGCTGTAAGGGATAGATATGATCTGCAACCCGCCCCTGATCGCCGGTCGCTTTTACCGCACCCCATTCCTCAAGCTGAGACACGCCGTCAGTCCCGATCGGAAAACCACCTGAATCATTGCCATCACACATGATATAAATGCCGACCGTGCCTACCCCCTGTAAGCGACGCTTCACCCAACAACGTGTCACACCAGGCACGGCCAACGCCCAATTTCGATAATCGGTATCGTTGCCACCTTGAGGTGTATTTTGATAGGCCAGCAACATACGAGAACGAAAAGCATCTTCTGATTCAATATCAGCGCCGCCAGATATCTTAACTGTTGCGGTGGCCACTGACAGGACACCATCAATTGCGACGTCGAGTGTAAGAGACGTTCCGGCATCCGCATTCCCCGCGATACCGCCACCCGTAGTGTCATCCAATACACTGGGGAGTACAGCAGTAATTGAACCGGTGGCAGTACCACCAGCCCCCAGACTTAACTCATGGTCGAGACTGTATTGATAACCATCGGCCCTGTTTAAAAGGCTACCGGCGGGAATGACACGGCCTACGGTCCCACTAAACTCGACTGCAGGAGAAGTTGCAGGGTTGGCGGGTTTGCGGAAAATATCTTTCAACGCGGCCCACGCGGCAAGATATTCGTCAGTGGCATTATAAGGCGTGGATTGCAGCGCGATATAATCCAGATAACCATAATGTAAATGCGCCATTCCGGCATCAGCATCACTGATCACACCGACATTGGAGAAGCGCAATAAATTACCGCCCGTCTTGAGTTCTGATTGAATATAAGACAGGTTGCGCTGGCGCAGTTCGCTTAATGTGGGGCGATTAAATGGCATGTATTAGGTCTCCCATACCCATGAGAATTTAACTGAAGCCTGTGCTTTAGCCGGTTGTTGATAGCTGATAATGAGATTGATTCGGTTGGGAAACACTATCTGAGCATTGGTACTGATTGCGGTCACCACACCATCATCAACCAGCCAGACCAAAGCTTCATTGGCGTAGTCCTCAGCCTTTAACGCGACTTTAGTCGTGAGTTTTTCGCGGCGAAGCAACCACAAACGGGAGCCTATCGGATATTCTGATCCGGTATCACCCCACCACCCTCGGCGATCATCGCCATCGATAGCATCATCACTACGGGCCAACCGATCCGTGAACAGGCTAATTAAAATAGCGGTTTCTAAATCATCACCATCCAGCAACCCACCGCCGCCGGTTTGCCAATCGCCCAGTAGCGTGTCCGGCTCCCAGACTGTTTTAATATCTGTTGTCATTCAACCACCTTGCCCGTCACTTCACTGGTTAATGTCGAACTACCACCCTGAACATTTTTAAGTTGGTGGTTGTGGGTGTTATAGGCTTCGCGCAGGTTTTTTAGTGTGGTGCTATTGCTGTCCGCGTTATCGACAATATCGCCGCTAACTTCTAACAGCGGCGTATTTAGCCGTACTTTTTCCGAGGCATTAATCGTCACCTCAGTCGCATTATTAACCGTGACCGGCTGGCTATTGGCTTCAATAATAATCCCTGTTTCAGTTAACTTGACGTATTGCCCCCATTGCGAATAAATCACCGTTTCACCCGTATTGAGTCCGGTGTGGCGAAAAGACTGATGATTTGAGCCAATAATGACTGCGCTTGATCTGTCTCCACCTAAAAACCCAATAACCACATCAGTATTGGCGGGAAGTCCTGATGAAAAACCGAATTCAGCCAGTCTTGGGGTATCATCACGCACTTCAAGCGGTGTTTGATATTGAACGGTTTGAACGGTGCCGCCATCATTACTGCCCGTCACCCGCCCCACCCCAATCATCATTTTTATTTGCCGGTATAATTTGGATAACTGCCCTGATTCACTCATCGTTGGTTTGTCTCCATAATATTTGAATAAAACTGATAAGGTTGGACAGTAAAGGCTTCAGGGGGCATCAGGACCATTTGCGCGGCGGTACCGTGGTCGTCTTTGAGGTAAGTCACCTCAGATAACAACCAAAGTTCATCCTTTAGACCAAAAATAGGTAAATCAATGGGGATCAGCGTGTTAGGTTCCCACAGTTTTCCGTCTTTATCCCGCCAGCTATCGACCGTCACCAGCAGCTCTTTAGAGCGTCCATAACGGCGGTTCATTTCCCAATCAATACATTGCTGAGCCAGTTTTAGGGCTTTCATGGTACTTTCAACAATGATAATGCGGTTTCTATAGCGCATTTGGGCCGCTTCGGGATCGCGACTGCGAGCTAACGTAACTGAACCGTATCCCGCATCCTGAACCTGCTCTTGAAGTTGGCTAACAGACATCGAAACGCCGATATAGTCAGAAAATCGTTGATCCATTCCTGAGTTATACGCAGCGTCTTCGATATTGATACCCTGCGCTACCCCACTGGCTGCTTTTCGCGTACCCACCCGAGTTAGATATAAACTGCCATCGGGTAGATCGTAATACAGCAATGCCGCCCAGCGAGTGATGCGGTCAATAATTTCCTGAGAGGATTCCCCCCAGTTCAATGTAAATTGGGGAACAATGTCGAGGTCAGTAACATCACTGGACACCGTAATTCCGTAGGGCATCGCTAACCGTTGGGCTATCTGTAGCGCTGTCGATTGGCTGATCACATTGTTTGGCCACTCTGCGGAGCAATCAACCAAGTCCTGACACTTACTCCGTCCCGTCGCCCTCACTTCGCGGCGATTACGACTGATCATCGGTGCCCAACGGTCTATGTAGCCTGTCAGAACAACATCATCACCCAAATTAACGACACAAGCGTCTCCAGGGTTAACCCACTGTTGATTGTTACTCCCCGGATAAAGGTCCATCAATGATAGGCTGAAGTCACTGGGTAACCGCTCTATGCTGCGCGTGACCCGGATATTATCCCAACCGGTAATCAGCTTATTACCAATGCGTAGCGTCAGATCATCACTCATGAGTTTAACGCCTTGAATCTAACTGGCATAAATGCCGGGTGAACGGGGTTAGCCATTTTCACTAACGCGTCACCCCGTCGTGCATCCTGATATAGCCGATTGGCAAGATTAAGCGCGGGTAATGATCGGTTAAAATTGACGGTCTCAACGCGAGACAGATTCGCGCCGGTCTGCTGCAACAGTGTGACAATAGAGCCGCGCAAGTCGTTTAATGCCTGGTATACCTCGTCATTACCCCTGTCAGCCGCAGAAAGCGCCGCACTGTCTACAACATCACAGACTCGCGTCAATATATCGACCGCATCGTCATAGCTTTCAGGTTGATATTGCGAAGCAGCAAACACCATCGCACCGGCACACAACACAATAATGAGTTGGTAGCTGGCGGATGCGGTATTGCTGTCACTGGGGTTGGGTCGAAAAGTGTTGTCATCAACTTCCATTAATTCTTGCATCATGCGGATTAAATCAAGGGTGCTGGCTCCGCTGGCCAAGATGGCATTCACGACAGCAAGAACAGCGTTGGCATGTTCCTCTACCGTCGCAGCCCCTGACAATGTATCAGTAGCAGCAACAAGTGAGGCCCGCCCCTCGACTGAAACAGCCATTCGTTGAGCCACCAGCGCGGACAGGTTCGTCGTGTCACTCTGCGTGCTTACGGATGCCGTGGCCCCTGATACGCTGCCGCCTACGGTACCGTGGTTGTAACGGCCATAACGATCACGCCCAAGGGTTGAACGGAGGACATTGCCGAGATTTGTCGCCTCACTGGTGGTTGAATTCACCATGTTTACCCAGAATGCTGCGGTACTTTTTAGTGTTCTGATGGTTTGAGTGACGGAACGGATCTCACCTTTTACTGTGGCGATAAATGTCGCAACAGATTTGGAGGCCAGCCCAAACCATGACGACTGAATCGACGAAACGGCATCTGCTGAACTGGTAACAGAAAATACCCGCAATCCTGATTCAATGATGGTCAGCGTAAATTCAAAAACACGCCCTGACTCAGCCCCTTCATTCAGACGAAGACCACTTTCAGGAATACTGACCGTCATTTCACCCAGCGTTGGGTGTACTAATGTTCCCGCATCCGGCATTTCACAGGCAGCAATCAGTGAATCACGCTGGGTCATGACGTCAGGCGCGTTATAAAGGCCACTACTCTGAATAAGAAAACCACGGATAGTCAGGCGGCGAGTTGCTCGTCCCAAGTCTTCAATCCATGCAGTATCTCGATAAGGATATTCATGAATGGCCTGGCGCCGGCCAAAAACACCCTCAGCAGTTAATACAGCAAAAGGAACACCACGGAAAGAGGCGGGATGCAGGTGTTCAGACCATTGCCAACTATCACCACCAGTACCTAATAAATCAGAAAGTGCATTGCTGATCAGTGACATTTACGCCCCCTGAAAATAAAAAACCCCGCCAGAAGCGAGGTTGATGGTTGTACTTTATTACGCCGGGTAACTCATTGATGTTGATATTTTTGCCCCCTTTGGCGCAGTTATTTTCTGACGCTCCCCTGTTTTATCAGTGATCAGCGTAATTTCAATTTCTGACTTATCTCCACCAATACCTTGGGTGATATCATTATTGTCTCTCCCACTTTGCTGGGATGCATTTATGGATGTTGGCGGTAGCGCGTTGATATCAGAGGTGCCGGTATTTAACTCGCCTGGCTGGGGATGAATAGCGGGTAACCCCGGCATAATCTTCTGGAGATAGTTACGCGTTTCAGCAGGGGCCTTTCCCAACCCATGCTTTTTGACATTCCCCTGCCCCCAGTTATAGGACGCAACGGCTTGATTCACATTACCATCAAAATCTTTGAGTAGGTCGGCCAAATACTTAGCCGCAGCCTCACTGGACTTATTAAAGTCCATGCGGTCTTCCCGCGTATTTAATCCGTAGTCTCTGCCTGTCGCTGGCATAAATTGGAATGGCCCCTCAGCACCTTTGGGTGATAGTAGATTTTTACCTCGGTTAGATTCATTCAGGTAGACCCGATCAAGCAAGGTTGAAGGGAGGTTATACTGTGACTCTAACTGTTTTAGTCTCACTTGCTGCTGATCTTCGCCGGGGAGTAGGTAGGGTGATTTAACGGGAGCAACGTTTTTTTGCTTTTCTATCTCAAGCCGTTTCTTTTCCTGCGCTTCCCAATCCGCACCGTACTGATCATTTAATTTTTGGGTAAAATCCTTATCTGGATATCCAAACGTTAAATAGGCTTTCTCTTTAAACGATAATGTTTCTTTGAATTTATCGTCTACTCGCGCCCGATGAAGAATGTCTTTCTGTTTATCACCATGTGCAAACGAGTTTTCATCATCGTTCTCGCGCATCTTCATATCATGAAGCTGAGTTGCAGCACTTCCCTTGACCATATTTTCATCAGGTAAAAGTTTTTGGGCTGCCCATATTTTTCCTTTGGTCATCAACCCATCAAGCGCGGCGCTGGCCTCCTTTAACTGAGCATTCAATTCAACCAGTTGCGCATTAATCTTGGGGTCAACCGTTAAGCCAAAACTATCCGATTTAGCCAGCAACTCTTTGTACCTGGCACCCTCTCGCATCAATGCTAAAAGGGGGGCATCAAATCCTAAAGCATCAGCCAAAGTCTTTTGAGTTTGTGGGGAAAGTTTAGGGAATATCTTGGCAACATTGTCCAGCGTCTTGTAGACATCTGCCGTGCCATCTTTGAGGCGCTCGATGACAATCCCATTTTGAGCAAGCAACGCTTGTGTCGTGTCATTGCGTGCCCATAAAGGGTCATTAAACGTCTTGTACAGACCCTCAACAGATTGACGGGCGGAGTCGCTATCTACCCCTAATATCTGCATAGCACCGCTAACACGGCTAAAATTATCAACTGACATACCGGCATTTTTAGCCGCCACATCAAGCGAATAGGCTGAATCAGCAGCCGCACTTAACCCCTGAGCGGCTTTGACGCCAATATAACCAACAGCGCCAAGCGCACCAAACCTGAGTACCTTGCTGCCAATCTCACCAACCATTTTTAGCGGGGGCACCATATCACCGACAAACTGCACACCTTCACGCGCAAACTGCCCCATTCCCTTTAGACGAGCATTGAGGTCGTCAATACCTTCAACTGATCCCTGCCCCCCTAATTTAAGTCCATCACGGGTTTTATCCAGATCAGGAATGAGATTTTTAACGGCCTCTTCGATACGCTGAATGGAGGCCGACGCCTGATCTGTCGCGGTCAGTTCAAAATCAAATGCATTACCCATTTTTCCCCGCCTTCACCTTGTTAATTCTGACCGCCTGCTGATACCACCACTGTAATCGGCTATAGGTCAGGGACCAGGCATCTGCTGGTCCCCACCCATAGTAATAGGTCACATCTGCTAGTTCGTTACCCCATTCTCCACCTGGGGGGAGTAGGCTAAAAAACCCATCATGTAGACCTCACAGGCTTTATAGTCGGTAAAAGCCATCTTTTTGATGGCTTCACGCGGTACATTCGACACCAGCGAAATAAGCAGCCCCATCGCACTGAGTGCACCAGATTTAGCCTGTTCGTCATAAAACTGCTGAACCTGAATCAATATCGGCTCACTGAGTTCGATAGCCTCATAGGTGGTTTTAGTGGCTTCATGAGAAATAGGCTTAACGAGGGGGATTGTTTTAGTGCGTTCCAGTTCAGACATCTTAGTTCTCCGTCACCGATACAGAACCACCTTCCCAGCGAATATCAGCAGTCGCCTCGGTGCTATCTACTTCTTGGGTATTTACCGACCACATACCACTGCCGATAATCGTTTTGCCATTGGCCAATTCACAGACAATATTGACATTGGTCTGGTCGTTAAAATCGCTGATCGACGTGCTGCCACTGTCACGGATTTGGCAGGAAATAAACGGGGCGCTAAAGGTTTCTTTATAACCATGCACCCCATCCATTCCCGTCAGGGTTTCACGCTTGAATTTTGAGGGGCTGTATTTAAATTGCCCCGCAACCATGATGGTCAGGCCGTCAACGGTGACATAAGCTGTTCCCGCGAGGCGATTGGATGTATCACCCATGATAATGAATCCTTATGCTGATGCCTGGAGGCGGAATTGGTTGAGAACAGCGAAGATACGCAACTGATTGATCAGGACACCGGTCCACAGCACATCAACTCTATTCGGGTTACTGGCGCTTTTTTCGACCTTCAATCCCTTGGCAAACCCTTTGGCATCCTGCACATAGCCGTTAAATTCCAACGTCTGGTACTGGGCAATCAATTCAGCGCGGATCACGTTCGGGGTAATAATCGCCGAGCCGGGGGCAAAACGGGTGCCATCGGCCGCCAGCTTCATACGGGCGAATTTCGACGTTACCTGGGTACGCAGGAATCGAGTGACAAACATCAGCAGGAATAAAGTCTCAATCTGCAAATAGCTGTCATCTTCCGCGCCATATTTGTTCTTTTGGTAGGTGGTAATGATGTTTTCTACCTGTACCGTACCATCGTCGGTGGTAGTGACCGTGGATATCCCGCTGTGCAGCAGGTTATTACGCTCGGTCAGGGTAAAGCGGCTGGCCAGTGGGGGAGCCAGTACGCCACTGATTGCCAAGGTTTGTAACGGGCGTCCGGGGTCGTTACGCAGACTTTGCGCAATAGCGCCAACATAAGCCGCTGACCAGATATAGCTTGGTGTTGGCGAGCCATTTACCCCCAACAGAGAAGCATGCTGATCATTGCGTAATTCGCCTGCGGATGTCAGTTGTCCATAAGTCCCCGATTGAGCCGCAAAGCTATGGCCATAGAGCTGCTCGGCATAACTCCAGCGACCGGTACTGTCTGACAAGAAGTCTTTGATTTTATTCAGTGACGCAGTGTCAGTGTATGGATTGATAATGAAATCAAAGGTCCTATCCTGCAAATTAGCCAGCGCATCATCCAGTTCAGGCGCACCCGCACCGCCAGCCATTGGCGTAAATGTCAGTACCAGGCTATCTGGTGTTGTTTCGCCACCGGCGCTACCCAAATAGTTCAGCCGCAAATCAATCGTGTTACCGTGGGAACCTTTGTTTTTAGCGGTGAGCGTGATGACCGCCGCCACCGCAGCAGCAGTGACAGGCAAGGCGCTGGCGGCATTGATGGCGGAAGTTAATGCAGTGGCAATCTCTGCCACCTCATCAGTCGCCACCACCGCGACTTGCACCCGAATACCCGCGATATACAGAGAGATAACCCCAGTTGCTGATGCCTGCGTGGTCACGGTAATCTTACCCGTTGCCGCAACCATGGATTCCACATCGCTCAACGGTAAAATGTAGATCTCACCGGCGATGTCATTCGCTAAGTATGCAGCCATCTGACCATGCAACATTGAACCTGCACCAGCTTGCCCCGCCACGGTAGCCACTGAGGAAACCGGTACCGGAATATCCGCAGGTAACGAGCCTGAAGCCAACATCTGGCCGATGATTAAAGTTCGCTGCGTCGTTGTCGCCGTGTTCGCCTGTGAGTTATCAAATTCAGCGAAGAAAAGCGGTGTCCGAAGATTGCTCGGAATATTAGTAAAAGGAATAGTCATTATTTGGTTTTCTCCGCTTTGGTGGTTTCTGGCGCAGGTTTAGCCTCTTTAGGCTGTTCGCGCACCACATCACCGTCGTTTAAACGACGACGCCAAAATGAATTATCGGGAACCTCAGCGCCAGTTTCAGGCAAAAAGGTGCCCTTAACCGGGTCGCGTACAGTGCGACCGGCTACGGGTTTAACAATCATGGGTTTACTCCGGGAAGTTGATTGAAACTACGGGTTCGGTAGTGCCATCTGGCATGGCTATCGTGACATCCATACCGTCTAATCTGTCGGCATTAATGGGATAGAAGTCTTCCGGCCCTTGGTAATACTCGATATCCAGTTCCATCAATAATTGAGCCAGATGGCCTTCGCCCCCCGAGTCTAGATCAATGGTTGAACGCACTTTGGCAAATTGCTGTATCTGGCGAGTAAGGTCATAACTGTTTATCACCGCCCGCTCAATTTGTTCTCGCAACCGTTCGAGCGCCAGTTCTGCCTTATTCGCCCCATCATTCTCATTTTCGCCGTCAAGCTCCTGCAACCGGCCAGTGATACGCACGGTGGTAATAGTATTGAACTGCGGGGCGTTGCGGCCTAATGACTGCTTTTCCTCGATAAGGGTTTGCACCAAGATAACCGGATACATCTCCTCAGTAGTTGGCCAGTCGCGCGGGGAGTAGACGCGGTTTCCCGCGTCAGTATTTCCGATGATGGCATCAACAACCAATTTCCTGACTTGCGCTGTATTCATGGTTTCACCCGATTCAGAATGAGTTTGCTGCCGCCATGACTGTCTGGCTGAACATCTGCTACAGCAAACAAGGTATTGACCGGTTCATTAGCAACGATGCCAATAAATACCCGGTCACCCTGTTTAGGTGGCGAACGAAACTCACTGTCCCTAACCCCTAAAACGGGATTGGTGGTATTAATGGTGCTGCCATCATCCAGCGGGTCAATGGTGGTATAGGCCCGATCAAAGATGCCGCTGATGGTATAAGTTGGCTTACCACCAGCAGGCCGGTAATCAACCGGGTCACCAAATACCGCTTGTAGGGGTGCAAGAAGATGCTGATCCCAGTTGATACCCATCAGCTACCCCGATTTATCTTCACACCATCATCGACAGTGATTGAAGGGCCAATAGCGCTAGCCGCCTGCTGCCGTAACACTTTCACATCAGCAACCACGCCCAGGCTAATCAGTCGTTCAGCATCATCATGCGGCAGGAATAAACGGCTATTATCAGCATAAGTTTTCCCGCTATGGCGCAGAGTCTGGCCTTTTACGACAACAACCTCCAACTCGTCACTGTCGTCGGAAGGATCATCACTCTCCGTCTCGTTCTCTGTGGTACGTTCCTGAACATCAGATTCAGGCTGTGTTTCGTTATTATCCGTCACAACAGTCTGTTCCTGCGGGGTGTCAGCGTCGAACTCGGGCGGCAAGCCGCCCAGTTCGTTAATGCTGGCTTGCTGCTTGCTCGGTGTTTTTGCCATATCACACCACCGTCGCACAGAGTGAGGCGTTAACCCGGCTTGGGATCACCAATGGTGCAGATTGCATCATCAAATAACGCTGGGCGGGGTTAGGCATAACCCATGATTTAGGCGCAAACGCTAAAGGCCCATAATTAAACGCTGGGTCAAGAATGACACCAAAGGCGCGAGTACCCATTAGATCAGCACCTGACATCAACACGGCACCATCGGGGATCATCGGCTTTTCAATGCCATCAACGGGATCAACGAACCAGTCGTTATACAACCACAAATCAAAGTTGCCCCAGCGACCTTTATAGACTGCGCCTTTATTGATTCTCGGACCGGCATCGACCTGATTACCAAACGGACTCAATGCTGGGAATGTAATAGCATTGTCCTTAATGGTGGTATCGAGACGGAACGCTTTCCATGAAGAGGTCGTAAATACCAAGTCAGTGGCCACCGCCCCAGACTCTTTCAACATCAATGTTTGCCAGTCTTCAATATCATCGGATGGCTGGGTATTTGTCGTGCCTGCGGGAATAGATAAAGGCCATTTATCTGACCCACTCAGCGTAATCGTCAAAGAACTTGAGCGGCCAAAGTCAATCTCAGCTGTTTCAAACCCTTCACCCACGACCATGATTTTTGCTTTAGTCAGTGCACTGGCCGCCATCCATTCCAAACGACGGTTAATCATGTCAATTTGATCTTCCATTTCAAATTGAATATTGAGCATCTCACGTTCAGTCGCGGTGAACTCCCCCCCAATACGTTCGCCCATTTGACGTCGGATTGGTTTGCGCAGATCTGGAACCCGCACATCTTTAATGTAAGCAGGCTTAAAGGTATTGGTCTGATATTTTCGGCTTTCAACCAAATGACCGGCGACTAACGGCGATACAAAAGGTGCAAGGCGGCGCTTACCGATGTCCACATCAATTGAAACCTCTTCAGTCTCATAGGTAACGATGTTGGGAAAGAAGCGATCCAATAGCCAGTTTTGGCTAGTTTTTAGGTTAGGAACAACCTGAACCAACGCGTTGGTATCAAAAATATTCATGTAGTGTCTCTTTTGATTTTCTGGCAGCCAGAGCCGCCAGACAAAGATTGAGGACGAGTAAGCCCCTACCAGGTGAATGGCATTGGGTGCACAGTAAGGAATTTAGATTTTAGACTGGAGCCTGGATACTGTCTTCGAGGAAGATTGAGTAGGTCCGCAGATCGGTTTTTAATTCAGCCAGCGTCCATGAAACATCATGAATAATGCGGTTTTGATTGAATTGCCCCATCAAATAAATGCCTCCGCGCTGAGATGTTGTTGTTGTATCCACATCATCGACGAGGATGGCGACCGGTACTTCACTGCCATCGGTGGCAGTCTTAACAGACTTGACGTACTCACCTGATGCCGTAATTTTACCCAATACAGTGCCCCGCAAATGTATCGCAGCCGCCTGAGCAATAACGCCAGTATCAGTGACCAGTTGCAATGTCCCTGAGACTAACTGATCTGGCACAAACAACGATGAGCTCATGCCCGGTTGAAATGCATTTTGTCCGAAGTTATCCATTATTTTTTACCTTTTGCAGAGTCATAGAGGCTGGTCATCTTATTGACCAGTGACGCGCCTTTTGATGCGGCGGCGGTGTCTTGTCCAGGCTGTGCATTACCGTGGGCTTGCATCCGCTCATCCAAAGAACGTTTACGAGGGGATGATGCAGGTGAAGTAGCTGCGGTTGAGGCAAGAACACGGATCACAGCAGCAGAACTCATGCCGGAATTAAGCGCCAGAGAGACCGCTAAATCACCGCGCCCAGTAGCATGCTTACTGCCAAAGATACGAGCACAGCGCTGGCGCTCAGCACTGCGGCCTTTTTTGACGTTACGGTCTTCGGTATCATCATCGCCGTCATCGTCACTCCCTTCATCAGCGTCAGCATCATCGGGGTCGTCCTCAGCATCAGGGTCCTTATTATCCTGATCATCGGGATTATCGTTTGAGTCGTCATCGTTCTCTTCGGCTTCAGGGTCTTTTTCATCCTCTTCAGCCTGACGACCTTTGGCCTTTTTGACCTTGTCCTTATCGTCCTCTGTCTCTTCTGACGCCTTGGCCCCACGGCCAAACAGGTGTGAAAAACCTTTAATTTTCGCCATTACTTTTCTCCAACCAATGTTAATAAATCGCGGAATGCGACATCAGGCGGGGCGACTTGATCAGCCAGCCCCAACTGCACACCATCAGCGGCCAAGAAACATGCCGCCTCGGTGTCCCTGATAGTTCTTTCTGCTATCCCGCGATTGCGGGAAACGGTACTCACAAACAGGCGGCCCATCTCGTCAACATCAGATTGAATGGCCTTCTTTGCCTCTTCGCTTAATGCTTCATAGGGATTTGATTCGGCTTTTCTGCTGCCAAAAGTGATTATCGTAACCTGTACCCCATCGCTTTTTATGCGCTGCGACCAGTCAACATGCATCACGATGACGCCGATAGAACCAACCCCGCCGGTGCGAGGAACGATAATCCGATCCGCTGCACTGGCCAGCGCATAAGCAGCCGAATAAGCATTTTCGGACAGGATTGACCAAATGGGTTTAGCGCCTCGGGCGGCATAAATTTCATCGACCAAATCAAAACAACCGGCGACTTCACCGCCCGGTGAATCGATATCAAAACAAATGCCCTTCACCGCATCATCATTCATTGCTGTCAGAAAGCTGGCCCGAATACCGTCATAGCCTGTCATGCCGCTATAAGGTCGCAGGGTGCCTAACTTTTGCACCAACGTGCCCTGAATCGGAATGACCGCCACGCCCTCGATAACGTCATAGCCACAATCACGACCCTTGCGTGAAAAGAAATCATCCTCTTCGTCGGCCCAATCGGCATTAGACTGGATACGCGTCAGTCCGAACCGGTCAGTCAATGCCGCCATAACCACTTCAGCCTTGTGTGGGTGAAGTGCCAACGGGGTGTTAAATAGCCGCTGGGCTAAATGTGGAAGATTCACTGTGCCTCCGGTTTTTGTTGTTGATCGGGTGCAAAGGTGTCAGCTTGCAACCATGTAGGGATCGGCAGTCCGCGCTCAATGTAGGCCTCGCGTTCTCGCTGGCGCTGATCCAGTAGCTCTTCCCAGTCTTCGCCCACGTTCTCAGCCGCTTCCATTTCGAGAGTAGACAATCCAGCCTCCATCCCGAGAATGGCCCCTTTTTTCTCAGCCACCGGATCAACCCAACCACGACCGGGGCCCATCCACTGCGCACGGCAATATGCCGCTTTCGCTGTGAGAAAATCAGGTGCGCCATCAGGCAAGGGAACCTCACCTAAATCATGCAATTCTTCGATAAAACACGACAATATTGGCTGGGCGAAACCTGTAGCAAAATCATCGCGCCGGCGGGTCAGGGTTTTCCAAGCTTCCAGCATTGCTGAACGGGCTGAGCTGTAGTTAACATCCGACCAGTCTTGTGTCAGTTGCTGGGTAGAAATTCCCAATGATGCGGCTATGTTCCGTAACGCCGCGCTTTCAAAAGCAACAAAGTTACTGGTTGGTCGAACCGCGTTTAGGGTGGTCATTTCCTCACCGGGTGCCAGTATCGGAATACGTGCGCCACCCTGTAGTGACAGGCGTTTTTCGTCGTGATACTCGCGGCGCATGTCTTGATATCGGTTAACTTCCTCACCCGTATCAAGGGCGTCCGCTACCAAACTTGGGTCATAAGGTGATGTGATAAAGGCGGCAAAAATGGAGTTCAGGATTGACGACTGCAACTCAACCTCATCGTACTTAATCAGCATTTTAAGACGCTGAACGATGGGAGTGAAAATACTGATACCCCGATGCTGGGAGGCCCGGTCACTATCAAAATCATGGATGACGATTGGGCGACCCCAGTCAGTTTCACGCGGGATACGCTCCCAAGTCATGGTTTCTTTACCGCTCCACCAGTCGCCCATGTGAGCTTTTCGGATGTGATAAGCAATAGGTACCCCATCCTCATCAATCTCTACCCCACCGCGAATATTCGGCATGTCGAAATTTTGCTGAGGATTGCTTAATCTATCCGGGTCGATGATCTGCATGGTCGTGGCATACTGCGCGCGCCCATAGCCCAGACGGTCAGGTCGATATTGCATAACGCAGAGCGCATCACCGTCAGTTAGTTTGTGGCGAAAACCAAGCCGGAGCAGTTGAGCGACTGTTTTCTTCCTTTCCACATCACAATAACGGTTCGGATCATTCGCCCACGTTCGCCAGCCTGATTCAATGGCCCGTCCATATTCATCAGCCCATTTTGCGTCAAATTTAGGATTCCCGGTCATCAGTGCCAAAGTCCGGTAATCAACCTTGGCAAGCGGCCGGAAAGACGCCCCCACAGCATTATCCAAAATGCGGGTAACGCTGCCCGATGCCCAACCATCGTTACGTACCATGTCGCGAACGCGGGCAACAACCTGATCGCGGGAGGTATTGATTTCGTTATCCGGTGACCACAAGGACGGCTGCCAATTGGCCATAGAATCACTGAATGAATCAGCAGCGTCATACGGAACCCCTCGGGAACCACTCAACATTGATGCCCTTGATTTGGATGGCGGCAAGGGGCCACCGTCAGGACCTAAAATCCTTACTGGGTTTTTCATCAGTAACGAAACCTTATCGCCCTGCGTGGACGCTTAACGATGCCTAGCTGAGCCTGAAGAAGCTGAATTAACCCCATGAGTGTCCCAATATCTGTTTGCTGATAGGTAACCGATCGGGTGCCATCCCCTTGCGCATAGGAGAACGAAACGCCCTTCGCGCCGGACGATAATTCGATATAGGCTTGCTGCGCTCGGTTTAATGCCTCTTCTAATTGGGCGCGACTCATCGCACCGGCCAGTAGGCTAGTGTTTGCATTGAACATGGATATCCTTACGCCAGCCTTCTGGCTCTACTTTTGGGTGTAGTGGGTTGTGACTCTGGAATAATGACGCCCGGAAAACGCAAGTTGGGCTTGTCTTCTGTAACGTCAGAAGGAGGCAGTAATTTTTCAGGATGACTTAAAAGGCTGTCAGCATATTGGTTAAGACTTAATCCAAAATGCAGCAACCCTTTCAATGCTGCATAGCTGTATACCCGGCAATCTAATGCCTCATTTGCGCGCCCGGGCAATAATTCCCAAACGCGATAACGTTGCCCGCCCGCCGTTTTAACAACGGAGCGCTCTGCAAGTAATTGGCTAAAATAGTGTAAATCACGCTCAACTGGGTAGTGCATATACCCAGCAGAAGGGATACCCGCCGCCGGTTGCTCCATGTGAAGACGGGAACGAATGGCGTCTTTTGCAGCATTAACACCCAGTATAATGGGCTTGAATTGAGACTTTGACCGAGAAGATGGTCGCTTTGTTGGCCAGATGGGTGAACGCTTACCGCCTCTTGCCGACTCGCCTTTTATCGCCCATATCCGCCGTCCAATACGCTCTTTGGAAAACTCATACACTTTCTGTGTATGATGCCCGCCGGAGTCGTGACAGGCAGCCATAATCGTAAAACCTCGCCCGTCCGCTCTCCGCCATGTCTGCTTCAGGTAAGCATCAAGCCGACGCCAGGGTTCGTCAGTTTCTAAATCCCCCTCAATAACGTCATAAGCGATAGACCAGCTTTCTTCATTCCTGCCCCAACCCACCACCTCAATCTCAAGTCGTCCGTCTTGTGTATCGATACCGGCGGTGACGACGGCAACACCATCAGGGACTTCAGCGGAATAAACCTCACAACGTTCTGCCAGGCTTTTTTCACTGAGCGCCTTTTCACCGCGATCTTCATAGGGTTCACCCAAGACAAGGTTAATAAATGTCTGGCGCATCAAAGGGTCGTCTTTTACCCGCAACCACTCGGCAACCAGATACTTCCATGCCGCGTTAGGGAAGAGACTGTATCCCGCCCAAATATGAAAACCCGCATGCCCTTTAAAGGGCATAGTTGCCTGCCACCTTCCCGCTTTCACCATTCCGGCTTTATCGTTGTGATGGATCACACAACCGTTATGGCGGCAAACATAATAGGCGGTATCGGGTAATCCATTACCGTCAGAGTCTTTATCCCACTTAATTCCGTATGGCGTTGTTGGCCCACCCCATTCCAGCGTTTGGAATTCACCACAGTGAGGGCATGGAACATAATATTTACGCTGATCACTTTCAGCATAAGCCTTCTCAATGCGGCTAATGCCTTTAACCGTCGGGGTTGATCCTAATATTATTTTTCTATTCCAGAATGTCTCTGAACGCTTGGTACCCAATGCTATCTGATCACCATCAACACCGGCCCCCGCTATCGGATACCCATCGACTTCATCAAAAGCAATGATTCGACAAGTTATACGACGGAAGCCACCAGGACTGTTTGCCCCTACCAGCGTTAAATTAGAACCGTTGAGAAACTGCTTTTTAAGGATGGTCTGGTTACTGCTCTTGGCTTTCGGATCACCGGATATCTCAGCGAGAACAGGGGTATCCCTGAGCATGGGAGAAATTTCAGTCTTACTGTAATCCTCCGCATCTTCAACACGGGGTTGCACAACTAAAATGGGTGAAGGGTCATGTACCAGGTAATAGCCGATAACATGATCCAAAATCTTGGTGTAACCCACTCGGGCAGATTTCATGACGGACACCTGAGTAACCAGTGGGTCAGTTACTGCATCCATAATGCCATCCTGATAAGCAAAAGAGCGAAATCGTCCAGTCTGTGCACTGGTCTCTTTTGACAATACCGCATGCTTATTGGCCCACTCACTCAATGATAGAGGTTCGGGGGGCTTTAAGTTCTTGCGTCGTTGATGCAGTTCCGTGGAGAAGTTTTGCCAAGCGGCCGGGTCAACTGCTCTCTCCGTTGTTATTGTTATCAAGGCTTAGCTCCTCCATTGCCTCGTAAACCACTTCTTGCAGTGCTTCAACAAACTCCGCATCGTTAGTGGTTGAGGCCAGCACCCGCAAGCGGGGACCATGTTCGGGAGCGATGGCAATCAGGCGGGTACGCATACGTGAATATTCGCTACCTACCGCCTCAATCATCTCTTTGTAAGGAAGTACCTGACCTGATTTAATGTCATATTCCAACCGAGTGAGCAGCGCCAGAAAGTTTTCTTTCATTTCTCTGGCTTCATCGATTGTCATCTCGACGCCGCTTTCAGCAATCATTTTCTTCACAACGTCTGCGGGAGAATCCACCGGATCTTTATCAGGTCTGTTACCTGATCTGTTACCTTTGGCTCTGTTACCCGTCTTGTTACCTGCTTTGTTACCCTGCGTGTTACCTGCAACTTTTTTCTCTGGTCGGGTAACAGTTTTCCGAAAGCGCTCAATGTTGGCATTTGATGCCTCAACATCAATGTCATCACCCGCTAAAACCAGCCACCCACGCGCCTTCCATGCTGTAACCGTCTTTCGGCTGACATTGTGAAGTTTGGCAAAATCTGACTGGTTCATGTGTTACCTCAGTTGTTACCTGTTACCCAAATTTCAAAAGTTGAAAGCTAGACGCAGAACGGGGCGCGCAATGTCCCGTGTAATAAATGTTGCCAGGAGGGACCCATTTTTTTATTGATACTGATTATCAACTGAACGGGCCGAACTATGGTGATAAAACTCCCCATAAGACTGCTGGCAAAACGAGTCGTATGCCTTGGCAGCATCATCAACGCTAACAAAGCTACCTAATCGGTATTTCTTCCCGTCCATCTGCGCCTGAGCAATCCAGCGATTACCTTGCTTATAGACACCCTTTGCGCCTGATGTATTGGCTTTAGTGATACCAACATTCCTTTTGTTTTCTGCTCGAGTAGCAACGCGAAGATTGCTAATGCGATTATCTACCTTTACCTCATTCACATGGTCAATCTGACTGTTGGCTTGCTCACCTGTCATATAGAGCCATGCAAGGCGATGCCCCTTATAGCGACGACCATCAATTTGTATTTCTACATAGCCTGTTGTCATATTGGTGCGCCCAGCCACTGAGCCAGCTACAGCCCTAAAGTTACGATAGACCAGCCACATAAATGCACCTGTATCAGGATCATAGTGAAGTAGCTCTTTCAGTCTTTCTTGGGTTAACTCTTTCATGTATCACCTGCAATTTAGGCAATAAAAAACCCCGCATAGGCGAGGCATGTTAGTTATACAATGGTTGAGTAGTTTGTTATTTAGCCGTCGTCAACGCCTGCTCGATTGCCAGGCTTAACGCGCCAGGCATTAAAGCCTGTGCCATTGCATTCGCCCGGTCGAAGTATCCAAGCGTTGGTTTAACTGCCAATGCGTCACCAAACTGAATCAGCAGCTTAGGTGCTCTTTGTTTCTCTCTGGCGCGATGCACACCGTTAGGAGAGCGCTTCTGACGTTTCTTAACCTTTTTGCTCTTCTTGCCTTTTTTTCGCTGGAAGAAACCACTAACGCCATTCACCTCACCAACAAAGACATTTTCCTTAGCCTTGAGCTGCTGCGTTTTATTACGGGCTAAGTTCCCAAACTTATTCAACTTAATGTTCTTGGGGTTAAGCAGCGCCTGACCATTGAGCTTGTGCTGACCGCCGAACTCGAACGGTTCGAGATAACTGGCAGCAATATCACGCACAAATACTTTGGCCTGCAATCGGTCTTTGCGGGCACCAAACGAGCCAACAGAATTAACAGTGAAAGGGGTCGGATTATCCAGATTGCGCTGCATACCCACTTTTTGAGCATCTGCAATCTGGCGAGCAACACTTGTTAGTGCCTGAGCAGTAGCAAAGGGGATCTGCTTTTTTATCGACTGCAACTGATTGGATAAATCTTTAAGAGTTGCCATGATCTATCCCAAAATAGAAAAGCCACCGGCTTCGGTTGTGTGTCTTAGATGACCACAGTCAGTGTAGTATACTACACCGCTCAGGGACGATTTTCTTAACCACTACAATAGATAAATCAAATACTTACTTTAACTATTGGAGTGCCATATGAAATTTATAATCAAATTACTATTAGCTATTGACGACTTATCATCGGTAAACATCATTCTGAAAACGATCTATCATTTGGTTCAATACTACTTCCCACTCCCTCCGGCCGCTTAAGGCGCCGATATAGAAGCATCACCAATGAAACAGGCGATCACCTCCATCGAGAGAAGCTATCTATTCCTTGTCGGGGGAATTCTCAGCAGTCAGCATCCGGACGAGCTACTGCGCGACAGGCCCACATACAAGCCTCCTGCATTTTGGTACGAGCAATAGATAGACAGCGACCAGCCTCATGCGCATCAGCAGAGTGATTGCCTGTCACTATCAGCTCGTCATTTACCCATGCTTTCTGTTTTTCAAGAAGTAAGCAAAATTCACGACTTACCCCTTTTAATTGATTCATGTCGTCAATTTCTTTCGGTCCGAGCGTCCGATAGCCTTTTACTGTACTGCCGTCTTGTGGCTTTGCTTCACTCATGATTTATCCTGTGGGGTTACTTCAGGCACATGCTATTGATGTGTGGTGCTGTTAATTATTAACCGGCCGTCAGCGACAACCTTTTGTAGCGCGGTGACCTTCTCGACTAACTTGTCGGCTCGTTCAGCGATTGAAATAAGAAACCCGACATCTGCGTCTGAAAATCCGCAGTCTCTGGCTGCATCAGTGAGCTGTCCACTGGCGGGAGTAACGGGCATATCCCCAACTGAAGCGGCGAGACACTCGAAACGCTTTTGCAGCTTGATATTGCCAGCACGGTAAGCAGCAATAGTGCCTTTTGCTTTGTTCTCAGCATCTACTACCCCTTGTTGATATGCCTTTAATCCGGCTGACTGGGCAGCCTGAAGTTGAGCCTCTTTTTCGGTAGCACTTTTTTTGGCGGCTATTTCTGCCGTTAGGTCTGATTTATCGCGCTTAGTCCACTTGAGAGACCATTCCGAGTTTTTACTATCGCTACCCCACCAGTACCCGCCGCCGACTAAAACTGAAATCGTCAGTGCGACGGCTATCAATCTCAATAGGGTTTCTTTCATGCGGGTATCTCAATGTGAGGCGCATCTAAGAACTTAGCGGGCTTGTCATTTGGGTTATCAGTCCAACTGATACCAAAACGCAGCTTAATGCCCAGCTCTTTACCCGCACGGTGCATGGCATCCAATACCGGCAGCCAGCACTTATAGTTATTCCAGTCACCGCCAACGGGGAACAGATCAACCGCATTCCCAGAGATATGACGGCTGTTCATTGTTTGACTCTTGCCAGTGGCCACCAGCTCTTTTTGCCGTTCTACCGTGCGGACACCTTCGATCACGCCAAAATCTACGATTGATAGCTCAAGGGCGCGGCGGACTACTTTCACCAATACAGGGTTAACACCTTTGAGGTTATTATCACTCCGCTGGCTGAATCTGAAATTACTTGTCATTCTCTTTTCCTTCTTCCATTGGCCTGCCCGTTACCTTCCACTTGAACAAGCTGGATAAATAATCCGTGCCGAGATAACCAATAATTACACTAGAGAGGTATGCGAGGTCGGTCGATAACCCGAAGAAATTAAGTAGGTCACGCACCGCAAAAGCTATCGCAGCACACATCAGTGCATCCAAAAAACATCTACGCCATGGCTTCTCGTTATACCGGCCACGTAACCAGGCGATAATCCCAGCGATCCCGCCATAGCCCAACTCGGGACGATGTGCGGCTATCCATCGGGTAATGATGTCCATAAGGTCAGGGTTGTTATGCATTTTCATATCTCCCCCTCCCATACGGGCTGGGCGTGTAGTTAAGGACTTTAGCCCACCAGTGCAGCCACTCATCTGTTAATAGTGTGTGTGGAGTTGATTGGGTGACTGATGGGCTAAAACTGAAAAAGGCCACGAATTAACACTGTCTAATAGTTGCCTGCTTTTAACCACGTCAGGCGAGGTGCATCCTGTCATTCCCCAACAACATGGATTCGGTTAATCTGAATACCCCCAACAATATGAAGAGTATTTATTGTGATCGCAGAATTGACGGCTGTAATGACAGCAATCCGTGAAACGGCAAATCTAGCTAAAGTAATAAATGATGCAAAAACAGACGCTGAAATTAAGAAGGCAATTTCAGAACTACAGTCGCGATTATTAATGCTCCAGCATGAGAGCTTCACACTTGGAGATCTGATCCGCTCTCGTGATGAAGAGCTGTCCCATGTCAAAGCAAAACTGGCAGAGGCTGAAAATTTCACAAAGGAGTCTGAAGGTTACGTTCTTAACAAAGCGGAGTCGGGAACGTTGATGTACTCCAAGAAGCAAGCGATGAACGGTGAAGAGTTGATAGTGAATGTATGCCCACAGTGCTTTCATCATCATAAAATATCTATACTTCAACCTGGCATAACTACCGGTGTAAAAGGCGGCTTTTTTGTTCATTATTGCCCTACATGCAAGAGTGAATTTAAAATGAATAAGCTACCTCCAGCAAAGCCACTTCGCATTGCTGGGTCAGGCCCTCGGTTTGGTGGTAATGGCGGCTGGTAAAAACAATTTAAGTATTAGAAAAAAGGCCTACCGAGATGAGCCCTGAATGGGCACCAGAGAGAATCTGGCATTATCCCTTTGCTTTCCACAGTCAAGGGAAGCTGATAAATTGACTATTCCATAGTAAACCTAAGGGATTGAGAATCATGGTAAAACAGACGAAATGCCCTAAATGCGAATCCACTTCATTTGAGTTAAACAGTGGTACTAAAGTTGACGGTTGCAGGCACAACATTCATTTTATTCAGTGTGCGTCGTGTGGTGCGGCTATTTCTGTAGTTAGTGATAGACACAATTTTCTTTTCGAAGAAATAGCTAAAAAGCTTGGAATCAGCTAAGTGTGGGCACATTCCACAAATAATTATGCCCTGACAGATGTCGGGGCTTTTATTTTTTGAAGCCGGTTACGGTTCCGGCGTCAACATCTACCAATGTGCTGACCGCATACCTTTCAGTGTACTTCTGTGGTGGTGGGGAATTCGCCGACGTCGTTTCACTGGTGTTCCACTTGTATCCCCACACATCGGTGCCTGCTTTCACCACATTCGGCTGGATACTGTTTCACAACGATTGGATTAACCAATCCAGTACCCATGCGAATGTAGAAAGCAAAAAGCCCCGGCGATTAACCGAGGCTTAAAATTTAGTGCAGCAGTATTACTGACTTGCTAATTCTACATAGGGGATAATCCCGCATGTAAAAAAGCCCCGCGATATGCGAGGCTTATAATGCGAAAAGAATGTGGGCTTATTTATTAATTAACATATTTTTCTGCCCAAGATCTATGTACTGGGGTCATACCTGAAAAATTTTGAACCTGCTTGGCTCTTGAAGACGTAACATGAAAAAAACGCCAACACGCAGAGATCATTTCTCCCCACGATAAACCTGTATAAGGATAGTGCGAATCGCCAACATCGGACTCCAAGTACCATGCATGGAAACCCTCAGAAGGGGCGCAATCTGTAATATTTATTATTAGGGCATTAAGGAGGGGATAATTATTGTCTATACAGAACTTCCCAACAGCTCCTGCATATTCTCCGACCATGTTATGGCTTAGTCCAAAAGCATTTTCCAACTCATGGTATGGAACGACTCTTTTATCTTGTGCAACTTGCGATAGGTGGCGCAAAAAATAGTCAAAAGTAGTAGGGTTTATAGCAAACATAATCAATCTCCGAAAGAAGGTATGTACTTGAATGAAGGCATAAAGCAGCTTCGGTAGACAGCATAACACTTCATTAAGTGAACCTAATGATTAGGGTCAAGTAAATGATATAAACAGTGGACGTCTAATCTAAGACTTTAACCAACCTACCAGTATAAACTTGCCAACCTCAGGATTTAATACCGTTTTTTCGATCTGATACATAATGTTAAAACTAGTGTTTTTGATTGTGTAAGCTACGTGACAAAGTAACCACTCTTAGCAGAGTAATAGGTAAAATTCGTAACGAATAGTTTTTTATACGTTTTTTTATTAGTTCATACTTACTGTTACACCCATTGAACTCTGGGCCAATCAGATCTGACAGCCAGCTCGGTGCCAATACCGGACATTCAACGCACTAAAACATACTAATACAGCGAGGCAACACTTACTTGTCAGAAGATAACGCCCCAGATAAATCGTGTGATTAACTACAGGAAGTAGCACTGATTTAATATTTGGTATTATGAATATTGGTTTCCTGACTTTTCATATTCTTCCTGGCAAATTACACTCCTGAATTAGCTTTTCAAAATATTCTCAATCTGGGAGACAACCTCATGACTCTGGAGCCGGCAATCGCTAGGCTTGTTGACGACTTTATCGCAGCAGGTCGCCCGTCATCTCGTAATCAGACATTTGAAGAACGTCGTGCCACGTATGTTGCAAGCACAGCTCTGTCCGGTGATATTGAGCAGCGCGTAAATGTTGAAGATATGGTTATTCAAGGGATTTCGTTGCGTATCGTATCGCCCTTAAATGAGGGGGGGGGGTTTTGCCTGCGATTGTCTATTATCATGGTGGTTGTTTTGTGAGTGGCGGTTTTTTAACACATGATAATCAGCTGCGACAACTTGCCTTCCTGAGTGGTTGTAGAGTCGTTGCGGTACAATATCGTTTAGCTCCAGAACATACTTATCCAGCTGCACATGATGATGCGGAACATGCTGCGAACATTGTTTGGCAACACGCACAAGCGTTGGGCATTGATCGAAACCATATAACATTAATGGGGGATAGCGCGGGAGGCCATCTTGCCCTGATAACAGCACTTCGATTGAGAAACACCAAACAATGGCTGCCCCAGCAGTTGGTACTTATTTACCCCATGCTGGATGCAACTGCATCATTTGAAAGCCACAAGCTAAATGGTAACGATTATGTGCTAACAAGCGACACGCTACTTAGCGGTTTCGAAGCCTATTTTCCTCATACTGAATTTACTCATCCTGAAGTCAGCCCGTTACTGCATGGTGATTTATCTGCGTTGCCACCAGTGCATATCGTTACAGCGGAATACGACCCGTTGCGCGATGAAGGTGAAGCGCTATTTGTTCGCCTTACTCAGCAAGGGGTAAATTGCACAGCACAACGCTATTTCGGCGTCATTCACGGTTTCTTTCAGCTTGGGGGGATAAGCCCGACAGCACGGAATCTAATGCGGGACATTTGCGCGCTTATTCGTTCATTGGTTAAGCCGTAATATCCCGCATTTTCCAGACCATCATCCATCTGTTCATATCGCTTGATAAGAAATGGAGTTGTTGAATGATAGTTTGCTGACATAAAGTCTGCATTTCGTTCATAGCGGTACCTTTGGTGCTGAAGTGGGCAGTTTCGTGCTAGAAAGAAGACGTTACAAACAGTTAATTGTGTTAATCAAGCGGGAGCAGATCAACTCCAAGTAAAGGGGGATTTTATTTGACTAGGACGACGCTAAGTTGATCTGCTTCCCAATGAATAGCTCAGTTAGCGTCTACTTCTCGCCCTTAACCGACGCTAATATTTATCCAATCCTTGCTACAGAGCATTGTCAGAACAGGTCTGATACAGTTTTGTACTATCAGATTTATGCGTCCACTCATCCATTTCTAACTTAGCCCCTGCCATAATCAAACAGGCATCTACAAAAGTTTCAGCCAGCATGAGTTTTAACCGAATCTTACCCTCTGAGCATTTATGCTTCCTGGCAATCGCTGACTTTGATATACCCTTTTTATAATGCTGCTCTATCAGATTATACTCTTCGCTGCGTCCTGCCTTTTTTAGCCTGCCTATAGCAGCATCGACTAACAACCCATCATTATCACAGCACGACAACCGTGATTTTGTGGTACTGGGTAACAGACCTTTAAATCCTGCTGCAATGGGGGAGTAACCTACGCCACTATCTTCATTTGCTGCCCAACCGCCCCAGCGTTCTAATACCAATTGAATATCACGCATATTATGGATACCCCTCTGAATCCCTGGACGTTACCCAATAAAAAAGCGAGCCGTATTTAATATACGACTCACTATTTATATTGATTAGCTATGTAGACATATTACCATAAATCGTAACGATAAATGAGTAAATAACGGTAATATCTTCCATGATGGCAGCACGTTAGGCGACGTTAATTGAATTATTTAACAAAGTTAATTCTTAGCGGTGCATTCATCACCAGATCCCCGTCTATTCCAATGCTTCTGCTTTTGCATCCCCTATACGCACTCATGCACGCCTATCAAATTCAGATATACCGCATCATTATCTGATCCTGAAAAACTCTGATGTCGCTCACTTTGCAAATACCATTTCAATACATCCAGTGCCTCTCGTTGATGGCGAGGGCGGATGATTTCAAGCTTCTTATCAAGGTAGGTTTCACGATCAGATATAGGCCCTTCACAATCATAACCATATCCACCAGGGTCCATTTCTTTGCAAGCAGCATTACGCACCGTATATAACCATTGCCAATACTGAAATTCTCTTACAACATCAGACAGTGTATGAGGCTCTGGTAAAACCCCAGCGAAACCCTTTGACGCTTGCGCTCGCAGGTCCCATACATCAGTAACTCGCTTACCCTCAATACATCCCTTCTTTTTTTCCTCAGGTGTCCAGCCAAAATCATTATCATAAATATCACCACAGACCATCTCCATGAGTTGTTCGGCTCTAGTAGGCTCCAGTGCTGCCTCATAGCTGCCAAATGTTCCCCTGACCTCTGCTGCGCGGGAATATTGTGTTCTAGCTCGGTCTATATAATGCTGTGGGTCGCCCATCATTAGTGTGGAAAAGCCAGCAGTCCACCCAGCGCCATTCGCTTCTAAATAACGAGTGTAATTATCTCGAGCATCTTTAGGGGATATAGTCAGCTTGTGCAAGGCTTCCTCAGCCGCTGCAATATGTCCCGGTTCGCCGGTATTGATAACTTCCAACACCCACAAATAGGCGTCGGTCTGCTTATCTCCCGTAATACGCCGCTGTACGGGTAACGGCTTTGGCACTATAAGTGCAGTGCTGTATTGCTTCTCTGGTATCTCAAACATCGCTGTATGCTCGGGATTATCAGCAAATAACCCCGACCGCTTACAGGCGCTTTTGACCGTGCTCAAATTCAAATTAGTCATATCGGCTATCCGTTTATAACCGATGCCTGATTGTTTAAGCCGAAATACCTCAGCACGTAATTCTTTTGTCATTCTCATGATATGCATACCCTGTATTCTTTTACTCTCTGTCAGGGCATTGGTGTAATACCCCACCAGAGAGAATGATTTATCCGATTCAGGTCAGTTCAAATGGAGGCGATCCGCTTATTCCTCCAAATCATCAGGCATCATGAGCACCACAAAACGGGGTTGCTTACCGTCAATTCTGAGCGTTTTCTTGGTGATCCCCTTGCTCGGTTTATCCAACATACCGGCATCTGCCAGAACCTGAGCAAAAGCCACTGCATTAGCACCTACGGCTATCTCGTCGCGAAACACCGACGGGAAGGTATGGAATACCAATGTGTCGAGTCCCTGCTTTTTCTCCCGATACCCCGCTAAATCCTTTATTGGTAAATCTCGTGGATCCGTTTCAGGGTGTGGTAAATAACGGCTATAACCGAAGCGTTGCAAGAAAGACTCAGCCTGTTCCGCCCATGCTTTTGACTCTCGGTTCCCCATACCAAAATCATTAACCCATGCATTAAAGCCATGCTGTAAAGCATCACGACACTCTTGTTCATTCCAACTGGTAAGGTGTTTGGAAAGTAGCAAAGCGGCTTCCAGTATGGCGAACCTCGATGCAACACGGCGTACCTGCTCACTGGCTTCATCGGGTAATAATGCTATCCACCGACGTTCCGCATCCCTGACAGCTTGCGCTGCCGCCTCTTTCTGACTGGCTAGACATTTTATCCATGCCCGCCCTACCGCACCGTAGTGGTCTTTACAGGCATCTCGCATAGCATCTGCATGCGCTTTACCGTCCTTATAGCCATGGTATTCAGTTGCTTTGGTAATAGGGACATTTAATAACCGCACCAGTTGGCCAGCGTTTACTTTGCCACCATCAGCTCTGATATAACTTTCGAGATCGATCTCACCGGTACTGAATGCCATTGCGCGCCAGCGTTTCACATCCCGATTACCGCCCTCCTTGGCCCCCTGAATTTTGCCGACGCCGTTAAACAAAGCATAAGCAGCATCAGCAACTGCGCGTTTATTGCTGCCTTGCCCTATCTCATCCAGTGGCATAAAACCGTCATTGTGCGCCGCAGCTTCATTTACCAATCCCAACGCTGTTGAGTACCACGTCAGCTTCAGCGCTTCGGGTTCGCCATAAACAGTGGTAGCTGCATTACCCGTCGTGGTTTTACCCGCGGAGGAGCCACCGAATAAATGAACACCAAAACCATCTGCACCAGCCAGACCAATCAGCGGAGCAGCAAAGGCGCAGGCAATACCCAACATCATGGAGGGATTACCTCGAGCAAGTTTGGCCACATTGTTGCGCCAGCTTTCTGGAGTCCCCTTGGTGGTGTAGCCTTTTGCCGCCGATGAGCGACCATTAAAGAGTACCGGGGTTGCAGGTGCGCCAATCACCGAACCATCCGGCATGATGTATGCCCCACACTGCCAGCCAGTAGCATTGGCAACTGTCCAAAGCTGCCGCTCTCCACTGCGTTGCAGGTAGTCAGCCAGTATTGCCCGTAATCCACTTTTGGCTGTGATAGATAAACCACCAGCCCGCAGCCGCGACCAACCTTCCCGTTCGCCAATGTCACGCATAGGTAAAGCTTCTGAACGTTTGGTATTGTTACCCTCCGGCGTCCAGGAGAGGATCAGATACCGCTCGTTATCGTCTTCACCTATCCCCGCAACTGATATCGGGTCACTCAGCCAGCTTTCTCTTTCCGTAATATTGCCGTTACTTTTATCCAGTTTGGGTTCAACCCAATACATGCCCCCTTTACGCTCATCAACATATGGACGCCTGACATCCTGAGGCTCCGCTACCGGAGGCTCCTCTTCTGCCAAAATATGTGGTTGATATAGAGAATCAGCAAACGCGGTAATACTCGCATCCAGTCCATACTGCTGACGATAATCATCCCAGTCGGCTTTATGGTCTGTCGGTGGTAAGGCAACCCAGCCATTCACCGCGGTAGCCGCTTTCTCAGCAGATTCTTTCCCGACATTCTTTTCACCGGGTTTAAGATCGTTATCAGCAGCAATGATAATTTTCGCATCAGGCCAACGTTCCCGGCTGGCTTTCGCTATATGGATCAGGTTCCCTTCATCAATAGCGGCCAGCACAACCCCATCACTCAGTAACGAAACTGTAACGCCGGTTGCGTTACCCTCCGCAATTAACACCGTTACAACCAGCTCATCATTCAGTGCAGTTGGAAGTCTCACTGGAATGAATGAACCTTTCTTGATGGTGCCGGATATCAGTCGTTTGGTGCCATCAGGCTTAATCACCTGCGCACCCTTTACTACGCCCTCCATTGTTTGCAGTACCAGCAGCAAAGAACCGTCACTCAATAAGGCTTGAGGGGGGCTTGGAAGCCCCTTATTAAGTAGGTACTGAGATTCGCCAGGTACCGTTTTCGCCACCAGCTCCGCAACCTTATCCGCTATCGGGATACTGGGTTGTACCGGCTGTTTTACAGATTTAGCAGGTACCGTCGCAGACACTCGCGAGTCGGGATCCATTCCCAGTGCATCTGCTACCATGACCGCCGCCTCAGTGGAGGTGCATTGCTTAACTTTCTGTACCAGCTCAAGCCCATCACCGGCACCACACTGATTACAGAAATGGGTCCCACGTCCATCCTGATCATCAAATCGGAATCTGTCTTTGCCACCACATGCCGGACAAGCAGAATGGTCGCGAGGTCGTTCCGGTACATCAATACCGAGGTAACCAAGAATATCGCGCCAACGGTTGGTAGCCTGAGCCGTAACTTCACGGATCATGTCGATGGATGGCTTCATGCTGCACCGTCCTGACTGAATACCAGCCCATGCCGGTTATCGTGAGGATTAGCCAAAGTCTCTACGACTGTAGCCTTCATGACTTCCGTCATTGTCTCGACGCCGTGCGGTGTCAATTTACTGTTATCCTTACTCAGCATCTGAGTGTAGGTTTCCACAAGGATCCGCGAGCCGTCATCACGCCCGAATTCCTGAAAACAAAGCACTTCCAAAGAATGAATAAGGCAATTACAAATTGCTGCCTCAGTTAAATTTTCCAGAACAACAACCTTTCTAGAATTAATAATGACATTGGCAATGGATTCGCCTCTATTTCGTTTCTGACAATAAGCGATAAATGCCACTGCAATATGTTTACGATTTAATTCGATTGAATGATTCAGGTTCGTCATAAATATATCCTTTCCTTTCATCAGGCCGAGCGAGTCCCCAGCCTGATGGCTGTTATTTTTGAGATGTTGGAATGCTAACTAATTAAATACAGAGCATTTAGCTATTGGCTTTATCAAGGCGCTCCATTTTGTCCAGCCTCCCGCTCAAGCAAATGAACCGCAACTGGCCCGGCGAGATCCAGTGCTAGACCTAGTAATTCCTTTTCGTCAGTAGTATCTAATTCAACATTGGATTCAAACATCAACAGCAAGAGAGCATTTAATTGACCAGCCTTATGCGTGGCAATATCCAGAGGTACTGATTCATTGGCTTTCATGGTTATGCTCTCCCGATAAAGGTAAATTCAGCGACGAACCGTGCCAGTGGCATAATGCAGGGCGATGAATATCCGTCACGGCTAAAAGTAACGCGATTAAAGGCAACATTATCGACAGTGACCAATGAGCCATGACTGTCTTTGTAACGATCATTTGGCAGCGGTTCGCGCATAATTCACCCCCTCGATATTTTTCGCCGCTTTTTCAGCGCGATCCATAGCAATCCAAAGAAGTTCGTAACCCGTGTCGTTACCATCCTCACTAGCAATCAGCATTGAACTGACTTTTAAAATTGAAGCAATTTGACTGAGAAGATCGGAAACTTCGCAGGGCGCTAATTTATCCATGAGTCACCCCCATAACATCGGACAGATTGATGCTATGTACTGCCAGCCATGCTTCGCGAGGCCATGATTTTACAGAGCCATACTGTGGATCCGGCACAATCTCAGGTTTAAAGTCATTCTCAAGACACCATTTCCGCAACGGATGCCACGCAAACTTCTGATGAGTCACATTTTCTACAGCTTTCACCGTGGCATGCTTTGTACTTTCCCCCAACCGTTCTTCCAGTACACGACATTTGCGAGTAGCTGCACTTAGTTTGCCGAGGGCGCTGGCTTCACGTTTACGGCTAATCTGACCTTTGGTACGAATAGCTTTATCAGCACGCTGCTTTTCAGCTAAGCGGCCTTGCTCGGAGTCGATAGCCAGTTGAAGGATTTCCAAGCGACTGAGGTCGGGAATAGTTGCAGGTGCTGGCAATGCATCCCGTCGGGAAAAGTAAAACTCAGTGAGGTCATTGAAGTAGTCCCACGCCTGATCCGTTTCTAACATCTTCGCGTGATTGGCCGCACCGCGCTCAGTCCAGAGCATAAGTGAGCGAGTTTTTGGCGAGATTTGCAGTTCGCTTAAAACTAGTCGCAAATTGTTGAGTTCAGTACCAACCACTTTGAAGAAGTGCTTACCCTCAACAAAGCGGGATTTATTTTCATGGTGGTTTTGCTGAATACGGATCACCGTTGTGCCATACCCAGCCGCCAGCTGCTCAGTAGTTGCCACACGCTGACGGCGATACTCAATAACCTGCAAATCTTTGGCCGCTACCAGAGCCAACTCAGTTTTTTTAGACATTGCACACCCCCTGCTCATTTTTCGCGTCATGCTCTTCAAACCGTACGATGTTATGTACCGCCTCAGCCCACCAATACACCTGCAATCGTTGCTGCTCGTTCTCAATCAGAGGAATAACAACCGTCAACAAATGAAGCAGACCTTCTTTAACGCGAAGTAACCGAGTGCGAGATATATTCTCGCTGGTATCAGGGATTGGCTTACCACGGCTGCCCATCAGTTCAGCAATCAGGGCTTGAGTTTCTTTGTATGAAGGTGGGTAGATATCATCCTCATCAAGGAGCTGCATGATGCTGGTGATCTGAACGTTGCTTAACCGGCGCTCTGTAGCCCCCAAGAGAACAGTGACAGATGCTTTATCAAGGCTTTCAGCTTCACCACACCATGACAGTTTGAGAGCACCACCAGCAGCGTCTAATGCGCTAAATTCAACACGGTATTTTTTAAGCATTGCATACCCCCTGTGCAGGAATACGACCAGCAAAGGAAAGTACGAACTGACCAGCCAGAAAGCGGCGGGCATCTTGTTCAGAATGGGCAGTGACTGATTCACGGTGTGGCTTAGCGTTCAAGTCAGAACGGCACACGGCGAGAAAGAGATACTGAAATTTAGGGCGAGTTTGGGTATGATTTAACATAGCTACCTCGATACTCAATCTATCGTTGGTGGTAAGAGGCCCGGTTAGTGTTAGCGCACTGCTGGGCTTCGTTATTTTGTGTACTGCCTGTGCCTTATCTGTGGATAAGGTGTGATTTAAATTACAATCAAATGAATCACACATCAAGTGTTTTGTGTGATTTGATTTCATGTATACTGAATCACACGTTTTATTCAAGGTGCTGAACATGGCAACAAATACGGTTAACGACAAATCAAAACAAATATCCATTCGCATTCCACACGATGTAATGGACGGAATGGAAGCGGTAAAAATGGATGGTGAAAGTAATGCCGGTTTTATCGTTTCCGCTATGCAGGGTGAGATAGCCCGCCGCCAACTCAAAGAGAGCGACGAAAATAAGTTGCTGTCCAACCTCAATGGCGCACTAGAAGCACTAGCTCGTATCGAAGAGATCGGTACGAAGGCAGGGGAAAATATCAAGGCCATCGTTGACGTAGCGCAGAGTGAGATCAAACGCCGCCAGCGCAAAAAGGCCAAGGCCGAACCATCTGAGTAACCCAGAAGGGTAGCATTCACAGTGCTACCCTTTTCTTTGCCTGAACCCGAATACTGTTCGTGTTTGGTTAAACTCGGTGAGTTGCCGTTTTTGAGCAGTGTTTGCTGAGCCAAATATTTGGCTGAGCGGTAATCTCCATTATATTCTGGAGATTGGTATAGATTGCTTGCTCCAGGTACTACGGAAGTTTCGTAGTTTAAATTTTGAGCGTCAGTATTACTGACTTTCAACTGCTCCGAAATTAACGGGTTAGTCTCCGACTCGCTCAAAGATAGTCGGTTCAGGGTGCCAGCCAAGGGAAATGCCTTTTTCTGGCTGGCTACTGGAGTTGTAAGCATCATGCCACCACCTCCACACGCAGACCTTTAGCCGTGTAGCCCTGAACCTGCTTACCATTCACACGAACCCTCTTTTTAGTCAGTAAGCGGATGTGGTCACCGTATACATGAAGTAATTTTCCATCTAAAGCGACCTCGTTATAACCATATCGAGGCTTATGTGACACCTGCACAAATAGGCCACAAGCCTTGCTATTAGCGGGAACTGGTGCGACAACCCCCTTATCTTTGCCGGTTACTCGATACAACCAGAATCGTCCGTCTTTCCCTGTCAGCTTCCGAGTACGAACCGGCACATAGCCAGCTTTGTGCATGGCTACACTGAACGCTGAATCATCGGGATAATACTGGCGACGAATATTGGCAGGGACAGAAATAGCGAAACTTTGCTTAGTCCAATACTCTGTCCATTGATCTACAAACTCGATAGGCAAACCATTAACGTTAATACCGCTGAGTACGATTTTAGGCTGAGTTTGGGTACTGCCAATTAAGGCATTTAATTTTTTCATGTTTAATTACTCTTCGTTAAATCGTTTGGTGTCTGTAGCGACGGAAATCAAATATTGGATTAAACCAAATGCAAGTACACGCAAGTAATGCACACCCTATATGCTTAATTAGGCGACCTCCTTGCGGGATTCAGCAATGCGTTGGTTGATCCATTCGTCAATTTCGCTTTCAACGAAGGCAATAGCACGTATGCCGATTTTTACGGAAGTGGGGAATTTCCCATGGGAAATAAGGCGGTATATCCAAGCTTTGCTGTAACCGGTACGGCGCTGGACCTCTCCAAGGCGGATCAGTGAGTGTGTACTTTGTGGCATATAGCCCCCTGTATTAGTCTATTGAGGATGACAGGGGGATTCTCCGTTCAATTCTTGTTACTCGATAGATATGTACACAAAAAACATTCCTCTATGTTTTATGTCGCTATCAGTTTTCAGCGAGTTTCAGTATATCTGAAAATCTCATATTTTTGAGATACTCATTTTTCTTAACGAAAAAAATCATCTCCCGAAGGAGATCATTGCTAACTATCTTTTCAATAAAAGGTTTTACAGTATCTTTAATTTGAGAACTACTTATTACATCATAATCATATTCAGACAAGGGGAATAATATCCTTGCATACATCTCGTTACTGATCTTCTTTTTACAGGCCTTTTCCCAAATCATTAAATCAATAAATGGAATTACTTTGTAAGTTATTATTTTCTTTAAGGTAGAAAGTCCAACTCTATTTACGGCCCTATCTGGTTCATCAATACCAGACTCAACCCTCCAATTTTTTATCATTTCCTTGAATTCAGTAATCAATTCTTCATCAGAGAATTCTTCAAGGTTAAGTTTAATAACCACCTCTCCACTAAAACTCTCCCCTAAATAATCAACATTGGTAATTTCCCTACCAACATGTGTACCCTGAACCTCCACAAAACCGTTTTGGTTATCAACTATATAACCGTGTCGTCTTAGAGCGTTATAGTATGAAATTAAGTCACCAACCATAAATGGAGCGCATGCCAATCCAGAAGTAAATGGTTCATCCTTGGACACATTATGATAATCGCGAGAGACAATGGGCCATCCATTAAACTGCAATGTGATATCTTTGATATTTTCTTCAGTATCATTCTCACTCTCTGAACAACCTTCTCCAAGGTTATGTAAGTAGGCTGATAGTGAATTAATATGGCCTTTTTTCAAACCATCGATAAAACTTAATCTTGATTCATTCATTTCTTTAGCACGCATTAACGTGTCACTGTCATCACCTTCAAAGAGCAAGAAAATCCTGAACTCAATATCTTTCAAAATTTCATCTATTGTGAATTCCAATAACTCTTCATATCTTGATACATTAAACCAAGAAAGGATTTCCTGTGCCTTCACTCTAACCATAATGCTACCTCCCGCCCTCTTTAAATTAGGGACCATACCCGCCAGTAAAAATACTGGTTTTCGGAAACCGCCTAGACATAGCCTTATTCTCTTGAGGTCTACTATAAATCACCACTGTATACTCGTCCAGCATCCACCCTCCCCATGCGCAGCATCACTTCACATTTTCACATCAAACTGTAGTGAAAAATTTCGGCTTATCGATTACAGATTTAGGGTGATTTAGCTGAGAAAAAGCCAGGTTTTCGGGAGATAACGCGATTAGGGTCGGTTCAAATGGCCTAAAGTCGGTTCAGGGTCGGTTCAAAAAATGAATTAATTAACCTATAAATCAACAAACTAAAATATTGAACCGACTGAACCTACTGAACCGACCCTTTTTTATTCCTCACGGAAGAATTTTATCCAAAACTAATCTTTTGACTGACGTTCCAGGCTATCCATATAGTCGGCATACCACTGAAGCATTTCCCTGCGACCATCAAGATACTGAGCGTGATTATAGGTGCCACGAATGCTGTTCTTATCGACGTGGGCCAACTGTGTTTCTATCCACGCAGTATTAAACCCCTGTTCATGCAAAATGGTACTCATAGTGTGACGGAAACCATGACCAGTGGCTTTACCATGATAACCAATACGTTTTATGACCTGATTAATACTGGCTTCGCTCATTGGCTTTAAGCTGTCATTACGACCGGGGAATACCAGTTTAAATCGCCCAGTAATCTCATGTAATTGACGCAGTAATGCCAAAACTTGCTCTGATAAGGGAACCAAGTGAGGACGACGCATTTTCATTCTGGCGGTGGGAACTTCCCAGACGGCTTTGTCCAAGTCAAATTCTAGCCACTCAGCGGCCCGTAGTTCAGTTGTACGAACACCAGTAAGCATCAGTAGCCGTGTTGCTATTCGAGTGACTGTACTGCCACTATAGGCATTGAGAGCGTTAAGGTATGCGGGAAGCTCGTTAGCTAAGAGGTGGGGGTAATGCGTGTGCTTCTGAACCGCCAGAGCGCCAGCTAGTTCACTTGCTGGATTGTTCTCTGCCCTGCCGGTTACGATTGCATAACGGAAAGTTTGGCTGCATGCCTGACGGATCTTACGCATTTTATCGAGGACGCCGCGCTTTTCTAACTTGCGTAGGGTTTCGAGAATTTCTAGAGGTTTGATTTCGGCAATTGGACGTTTTCCAACGTAAGGGAATATGTCTTTTTCGAACGACTCCATTAAATCATCAGCATAACCTTTGGACCAATTGGGCCTTTTGTAGGCATGCCATTCTCTGGCTAGAGCTTCGAACGTGTTATCAATGCTGACTTTTCTGGTTTGTTTTTCTACTTTTTTTTCTTCACCAGGGTCGCCGCCCACAGCAAGTATACGCTTAGCCTCATCTCTTTTTGCTCTGGCTTCAGCGAGAGTGATATCAGGATAGACCCCAAATGCTAGCAATTTTTCTTTACCGGCGATCCGATACTTCAGCCGCCAACAACGTGAACCAGTAGTTTTTACTAACAAAAATAATCCACCTCCATCAGATAGCTTATAGGGCTTCTCTTTTGGCTTTGCAGTATCGACCTGTCGGGCGTTCAGTTTCATGTGGGGGTATCTCACTTCATTGAACCTAGACATACCCCCAATAGTACCCCCACTTTGTTGTTGATTGCAGTGGATGCAGGTAGACGTTGGGATGCTAGGAATTGTCAGAGAGGCTGATTATATAAGGGATTAGTAGACTTAGATAGACGTTAGAAGAGGTATAGATGGTACGCCCTACAGGATTCGAACCTGTGACCTACGGCTTAGAAGAACGTCGTAGTGCATATAACCCATTGTAAATACTGGCCTAATTTGCATTCACAAGCGACATTATGGCTAATAGTGACATACCAGTGACACTTCTTCGGCACTATAGATGCGTCACTAATATGTCACCCCACCTCGATAGGCATCCCTAGAAAACCACACAAACAATCAATCATGCTAAAAATAATCTCATAGTATTCCTAGCTTAATGGCTAGAAAATCATAACTATTCAAGTAATTTTAAAGTAAAATGCCGGAAATATTTACACTCAAATCTTGCGTTAGGATGAATGTTTGCCATGTCTTATAAAGTATTCAGGTATGATATCAATGCGCTAAGGGCAATAGCAGTAATTAGCGTTGTATTGTTCCATTTTTCATTTACTTACGTGAGGGGCGGATTTACAGGGGTAGATGTTTTTTTTGTCATATCTGGCTTTTTGATGACAGGAATAGTTCTAGATAAAATAGATAAAAAAGAAATAATTTCATTCTACATATCAAGGTTTCAAAGAATAGTTCCTGCTTTGCTTGTTGTAATTGCTTCTCTAATGATTTTTGGATATCTAACTCTTGGTTCTGATGGGTACAGAACGCTGTCTAAGAATGCATTATCATCAATTTTTTTCTTTTCAAATTACTACTACTCATATAATTCAGGGTATTTTGATCAATCATCTGATTCGAATTATTTGCTTCATACGTGGTCACTTTCAGTAGAATGGCAATTTTATTTATTGTACCCATTAATTATTTTTTTATCTAAAAAAGTTCGATTATCTCTTATTGGATTCATTTCTTTAATAACAATAATTTCTTTGTTATTTTGTTTATTTAAGTTATCAGCAACACAAGAGCAATCATTTTATAGCCTAGTAACCAGAGCTTGGGAGATGCTATCAGGTGGTATTGCATATGTCTTACAAAAACGAATACAAAAAATACATTATAATAAATTACTTAGTTATATCGGATTTGCTGTAGTTGTCATTTCAACTATGAAGATAACAAGCGCAGAATACTGGCCGAGTGCATATACATTAATCCCAGTATGTGGCGCAATCTTGATTTTGCTTTCAAATAACAATAGCTCAATTTTAATAACTAACCCGCTGCTTCAGTGGTTAGGAAGAATATCTTATTCTTTATATCTATGGCATTGGCCGGTTATAGTTGTAATGCATGGCTATGGCATTGAGTTTAATTTATTAAATTCTACGCTTGGTATTTTCGCATCTATAATTTTAGCTCAAATATCATATTCAATTATAGAGTCTAAATTCAACAAAAAACAAAACTTACAATTCAATGTAATTTGCTTTTCCATTGTGTCATTTATGGTTGTAGCTGTTTACCTCACAGATGGTGCTAAGTTTAGATTTTCAAAAACGCTTAGTGAGATTGCAGAATACAAAAATGATATGTCATCATGGAGGGGTGGGGAATGTTTCTTATCTCCAGAGCAAGATTACAATACATTTAAAAAGTGCAAAGACGAGATGAAATCAAGTTCTATTGTTATATGGGGTGATTCTCATGCAGCACAGATGATGCCTGGATTAAACAAGTATTTTGTGGGTGAAAATATAACTCAGCGCACCGCTAGTCTTTGTCCTCCATTAATAGGTCAGCCAACATTAGACAGACCGTTTTGTCAGGGTATTAACAAATATATAATATCTGAAATTGAGAAAAATAAACCTGAGATTGTAATACTATCAGCCTTGTGGTCTCAGTATGATGTAAGTACGTATCTTCCAGAAACCTTGAATTTTTTGAAAAGTGCTGGAGTGAAAAAGGTTATAATTATTGGGTCGGTGCCATTCTGGTCAGAACCTATACCAAGCTTAATCGAAAAAAATAAAATGAATAGTAGTGGTTATATTTCAAAGGAATTATTAGACAATATTCACACCACTAAAGGCAGTGATGAAGTAATAATTCAAAGTTTAAAAGGATTTAATGATGTTAAGTTTGTATCCGCTGTGGATGTTATTTGTGGGTTTTCAACCTGCAAAGCAATTGTTAATGCTGGGAAAGATGCTCCATTCCAGTTTGATAATGCACACATGACAACAGAAGGATCTATTTGGTTAATTGATAAGATTAAAAATAACATCAGGTAAAGTGACTATTTATATTTCTGGAGGGGTATATAACCCCTCCAATGTGTTTATTCTATTTAAACCGCCGTCCATATCCCATGCCATACTATTTGAGCACCTATAGTGGTATCAAAGTAACTATCCCCATAAAGTGCGTTTATTGGTCGCTGAGCAGTTGTTCCACTTTGTGGTGCTGGTCGCTCAAAACCAACTGATGATGTTCCAGATTTTGAGTATCGTTCATCATATAAAAGGTATGGTACTGAAGTATTTGATTGGAAAAATAACGCCCCAACATCGCCATTTGTCAATCCGATTGGTTTCGCAATAGTCGTAGATGTTTTGTTAATTTCAAGTTTAGATATTTTTGAATTAACCACCTGGACGTAACTATTTAATGAATCACTAACAACAGATCCAATTCTTATTTTATCAACTAATATAACTCCGGAACCTTCTACTCTTATAAGGTTCCCATATGCTCCAGATTCAGGACGTGAATTAATCCTTTTGAACTTATCAACGTTTAGCTCAACGCCTCCCTTTGGGTTTGGCATGTATACTGTTGTGCTATTTGAACAGTTATTTTCAGATATCAATCCAATATTTAGTAATGTTCTTGATCCTACAAATGTTATTGTTGGCCTGTTTTGACCATCAACATCTTCTTGTTTTCTAAAAACCTTACCAATTGTAATATCACTAAAAAGTGAAGAATTATTATTAGTGGTACTAATATGAACCATGCCAAATGTTGCACCAGAATAAGGTCGTGTTTTAAAGTTACAATTTATAGATCCTATGTTTATGTTTTCATAATGAGATCCAGAACCAAGCCCATAGTCATCAGCAACTAATGCGTATGCTGACACGTCACCAGAAATGCTATTTATGTTAACGTTGCGGATTGAAACATTAGCAGAAAGTAACCTGACCCCGTTTCTTGTTGAACCTTTTAGAATTATCTGGTCAACACATACGTCTTGGATTGGGCCAGTTACGTGCGCAGGAGTAAATACCCCTCCAAAATTTCCATCATCTGCATTTAACGCTAACGCATCATCATCTGAGTTATTGGCAATAATTGAACCAGCCTTAAACCCTAATGTGTACCCGTTAACATGCCAACCATCTTTGTTTGTAGATGGAATATCCACATCATTTTCTATAATTGATTTCTCAATATCGACATTTATACAATTGCAAACTAATGCATTAAATCTACGGGAATTTCTAAACGTTGTAACACCTTGGAAATTTAATCCATTGACACCAACAAAAGTCATTCCGATTTGCCATTCTCCGGTTGATGTGGTGTCAGCCTGGTTAATGCCATTAAAATCAAAAGTCCCACCAAATATTGTGATATTTTTATCAATCGGTGTTGAGCCAGCAAAAACTATATTCTTATTAGAAAATAATGGGACATTTGAGTTATCTTTAAGTTTAAGAGTGACATTAGGCATTATGATGGTTGTATTACTCCCAATCTTAAGGCCGCCAACAGTTATATTTGGAGTTTTTATTACAACTGGTACTTGTGCTGAACTAGCGTCATCTAATGCCGACTGTAACAGCTCAGTTGCATTGATAGATGTAAGGTCTCCATAGTCTTCAGCTTGAATAAATCCTCTTCCCCACAATAATTGCAATTCACTATGTACGGTTCCAACTCTTCCGTTGATTGACGATCCTACTAAAGCATCTCCCTCTCCATCCGCATTGCTGGATAAATTACCTCTTAATGCAGCATCACCGACACTCAACCACGCACCAATCCCAATACCACCAGATGTTTCAGGAGTAGACGCTGCCGGGACAACTTTAGGGAATGACCCGTCCCAGCGGTAATACTCACCATTACTTTCCCAGCGCAGTACTTGGCTGGAGTTATCTAGCGTAGCCCCGTCCTCAAACGAATCCATAGTAACAAAGCCAAATGCTTTAATGGCCTTTTCAATAATATCCCTCATCCCCTCAATAGTTAAATGTTCTCTTCCAAGTCGATCTGTGTATTTAAGTAAAAATGAGGTAACGAATTCGTCTATCTTTCCTGCGTTAAACTTTAAATCAACAGCAGCTTCGCTCGGTACAGGATTTTGCGTAGGTGTAGTAGTCATATTTTTTCCATAAAAAACCCAGCACATTGGCTGGGTATTATTGGTTAATGATGCTAATTATGAGATTACATAATCATGTATCTTGTCGCTATACTCGGCTAGCGTTAAGGATGTTGTCCCGTCGGTGTTTGGTGTCTTATCTGTTATTGTCCACTTCGTTAATTCTATTTCAGACTCAGCAGCAATAAAAAATCGCGAAGATGATTGAGTTTCATATCCATCCCATATATTTAAACTTACTTCTGGAATTTCAGCAGTAAACCCAAAGTCGGTATCCTCTCTTTTATGTGCAAGATACTTTCCTGTTGGGTATCCCATGCTATCTGTTATTACGACGAATAATGGACTTGAAGAAAATTCTATTCTTTCATTGGTGTCAAAATCATTACCTTCGCGCTGTACGATATAACCTTGCTGGTGAAGCTCATCGTACATATCAGGAACCTGAACCATATCCCCAAGATTTACCCACTCGCCGTCAGACATCACAGTTGCTGTCATCGACATCCTTGAGTAGATTAACCGCCTCGCCTCCTTATTGGCCCTGTCTAAAGCCTGAAACCGATTCCTGACATACAATATATCAATCTGCTTCCCTTTAACTGGAGTTCCTTCCGTGACAACGCCATCCACTATCTTCATACGGACAAAATCTTGTTTATTCGTTGTCGGGTTCCGATACTTAACAACAACACCGTCATAAGTCCCTGGTAGTGATATATCGTAACTAAGCGAATAGTTATCTGGCTTCATGTTCGATGTGGTGAACACTGTCGCCGGGTAAATCTTTTTCTCATCACGTGTAAATGATAGAACGCCACTATTTCCATAGGCCGTCACCGTAGCCGCATCGCAGATTATTTTTATGCGCTCACCAAGCGATGCATCCTCATCATCAAATGTGAAGTCAAAATAGCCCAGCCTTGGATCCGATAGAGAATCAGATATCTCATACAGTCCATCTATATCAATTGATGATGGATCCTGACTGCCTACGACTATCCAGTTATGAAGAACTATGTCAGCAAAGCTGCGACTCGCAGACTCTACATAATTAATAGTTTTTGTTGTTCGGTTATAAGAGATAACGTGGCGATAGATCATCGCATTGAATTTTAGCTGCCTGGATTGGGTTGCGTTTTTCGTCCCCCGTATTTTGATTGTTATGATTGTATCTTCTGGATAGATAACGTTATTTCTGATGTTTATCCCTTGGATTGATTCAACTATTAATCTATTTGAATCTGAGCTGTTATCTGGTCGCTGAAACTTAATTGCGTACCGACCAATCCCGGCAGCAGGGGTGATTTTAACCGTCTTGTATATACTATCGCTCTTGCCTGTTGAATTTGATAGTGTTGATTGCATGGCACCTTCAGTGCCGGGGATTTGCACATTATCATCATCGACCTTAACCCAATTTATATTTACGTTGGCAGAGGAATCATTACCAAGGTCAGCTTTTAAGTTAACCCAAAGCTGTGATGAGGCTATTGGCGAATACATCGGCCCTACAATCAGCGCTTCATTATCATTTATTGTGAAAAGTGTTGTATTAACTACTGTTGTTGCAGGTAACTGATCATAATCAGAACCACCTAATCCTGAAAATGTGAAAACATAGTAATAAATTGGAGAGATGACAGCCCCATTATCGGTTGTCTGCGCCCCGGTAAGGTTAGCGCTTAATGTCACGTTTCTGGTTGTACTTCCTGATGCTGTGGGATAGGTTACGTTCAAAATCACAGTTACAGCATGCGGCTTTTCTAAATCATAAAAGTAATCAAAATCGCTATTCTTGACGATCTTAACTACAGCTTCATTTCCTGCAATACTGCCTGAAACAATTGTATTGGTGGTTGCTGTTTCTGCTGGGAAATCTGATGATTCGTTAGCACCGGGTATTTCCTGCCCATCAACATCATCAAAAAGTATCGGTTCAATGATTTGTGGGATTGTTTCACCTGGTTGGTAAATTTGGTAAGACGAACCAGGCATTGAACCAATATTTGATTCTGAATACCTGATAGATGAAATTGTGTATTTCCCTAATCCGAAGTTCATCCATTGAGTAACGTACTGGTCATTACTGATATATTCAGTAAGCCCGGACTGAATAAGGTCAGGGAACGATCTGATTAGTCCAAAACTATCCGGCCTTGCCTCTCCGTTTCTTGCGGTATTCGTTTGAGCCTTAATGCTGTTGTTTGTTGACGTTTTTGAATTTACATCAGCAGCAAATGAAGCTGACGGGGTTTTAATTAAGAATCCGAGGATTTTCTTGGTAAATTTTATCGGGTTGAAGTGCTCCAAGGGGTTTAACAGCGTCTTGAAAAGCCCCCCTTTCGGTTGGTCAATGATGGTTAATACGTCATGCTCACCAAGCGGATATGAAACATCAAAGTCATCATCGAGGATCACGCCGTTCAGCAAAAAATAGGCATCATGGAATAGGTTTACTTTATCAATCACTGACTGGATGCTATCACCAGCATTAGCAGATATGGTTTTGTTAGGCACGCCGGGTATTGCCGTAATTTTAACTTTCGGCATATTGATAAAACTCCAATTTAGTATAAACCCGCTCAAAGACAGTCAGCCTGTCAAGTCGCGTAGCACTTGACTCACCACGACTATGAAGCACCCTATTACCGATAAGAATACCAACGTGAACCGGCTGGTTACCGTAATAGGCAACAACCATCCCATTATCTACCGCAGAATTTGCAAGCCCCCATTGCTTAATGACAATTGAGAAGCACTGGCCAAATTCAGAATTATTTAGATAGTCATCAATAATAGGGATATCTATATTCATAACGTGCTTGTAATAAAGGACGACCAAGCCCCAGCAATCACATTCCTCAAACGTGTAGGCACGGTTAACCCACGGAACGCCAATCATCCGTTTAATAAAGTCTGATTTATTCACGTTATTCTCATTAGCCGATAAGAAAGGTCGAGTGATTAGATGTTAATTAGCCCTGGGAAATCAGTTGTGTTGTAAAGCTTTCCGACATTGTTAACCATCGGATTTTTAAGCGCGATGGTCGCCGTTACGTCATTTTCATCCATGGATATATCTTTAACAAACAGTGACCAGGTACTAATTGCCACTGTCATGTCGATAGAATCCCATTTTTGATATACAGCCGTAATGGGGATCATCCGTTGTGCTCCTGTCCATCCCTTAAGTCCTTGCTTTATGTCTTGAGCCACACGACTCAGCTTCACTGCACACTGGATGATAGGGATGTCGCTTTGTTCGCTTTCAGATACTTCCATCCGGCAGGGTGAATAGACTTCCCCTCCGAGCGTTTTTTGAAATACCTGATCAGCGACGAGGCGAACCTGTTCGAATACCGGATGTGTAAACTTAAGCGTTATATACATCACCCGGTTAGGTCGATGAGAAAGGTACTCTCTTAGTCCTGGCATTATTCGCTCCGGGGTAATGTTTCTGTAACGATGACATCCAGCCAGCTCCCCCATGGGGCTGGAAGCTCGATAATTACGTCATCAAGGTCATCATCAGCACTGATTATCTGCTTGGCCACTACATTTCCAGTCCACGTAAAAATACTGCCGCTCTGGTTAAACTGTGGGTAGCTAGTGAAGTGCAATACTTGCTCTTCAACTCCTGAATCACCAGTACCGGTAGAAACTTTTAGCCGAAACCAGCGATTACAGTTATCAAGGTAATTAGGGCTTCTTAGCCACTGGTAAAAAGCCCTGTGCTGAGCAGTAGTGCAGATAAACGTAACCGAAAACGACGCTTTTAAATCATCGGTCAATTTCTGGAAGATTGGCGCGCCAACCGTGGGCTGGTCTGTCCTGAACCCTGTATCTTTGGTTATGTTCTTACCAGATTTTTGCGCAAGTGGAAGCCAGTCAGGATATTCGATAATCATCCGTTAGCTCTCCTTGACGCCGTGGTGTTTCTGGTGATTGATTGGGACATTGGGCCACCTTCTTCAAGGTCAGAAATGAACGCGGTAACGGTGAGATTGTTTCCGCTCATTGATGACTGGGCATCGAATGATTTTCTACCTGTGGATTGGTCGATAAACTGAATGGAAACGTTAGGAGCAGAACCGCTACCTTGCATATCCTTGTTGCTTATTACCTTGCCATTGTCGCCTGGGATCATGTACTGCTTGCCGGTACCCGCTTGGTAAATCTCAGGCATACCTCCCTCACCGACTTGGTACATGCTGCCAGCGCTAACCGGTCCACCATTCTTCCGTTTACCGGATAAACTTCCACTTAACGCCATTGCTGCTACAACAGCACCGATACCGATAGCGGCGGCCCCACCAAATGACCCTATGGAAGCAACGATAGCTGCTGGAGTCCATGCTGTGGTTGTTGCTGCTGCTGAAGATACACTCGCTGCCGTGGTTGTCGCGGTTCCTGCTACGGCCGCTGCAGTTGTCGTGGCTGTGGCTGCAACTTGAGCTGTAGATCCAGTAATTGCAGACTTAACCCACTCAATGCCCATCTGAACAAAACCATTAATCAGGCTATTAAGGGCATTGCTAGCAAGAGAACTCATTGCCTCCTCTGCCGTCATGCTTTGGGTAATGATTCCAGTAAACGCATTTGACGCATTACCAGCCAGCGAATCAAATGCTGCTGCCAGAGACTCATTTCCTACGCTTTGATTACGGAATATTTCCCATTGGGCCGCTATCCTTGCCTGCTCGTACTGGGTATTCGCAGCATTCATTAACGCCAACCCATTAGCTGTTATCACGCCCTTCTGCGTTTCAAACTGTTGGATTAGTGCCAGCTTCTTGGCGTGCTCATTTGCCAACGCTTGAATAGGATCAATTTTGGCTAAATTCTCCTGCTGAGGCGTTACTACTGATTTAGCATTAGCTTCTGCTATCTTGCTAGCGTATTCGCCAGCAATCTGTAGCCTCCTCTGCTTGTAGGTATCCTCATCTATCAGTTTGAGGTCTAACTGGCGTTTGGCCTGCGCTAAGTCCTCATCGCGAATTCTAGTAAGGTTAGTGTTGGTTTCTTGTGCAAGAGCGGCACTCCTGTCCTTCTTCTGCCGCTCTATTTCAAAGATTTGTCCTGCTTGTTTTCTTGCTGCCTCAACTTGTTTCGGTGATGCGCTAGCACCCAACTCTTGCACTGCTGCTAACTGAGCCGCTTCCTTTCTTAACCCCTTAGCCTGCAATTCAGCAACTGCCATTTCATTGCTTAAATCCTGCAATGATTTAACACGGCGCTTCTCTGCTGCTTCGGCGGCGGTTTCTTCCTTAGCTGCTGCGGCAGTTTCTTTCTTGGTATTCTTTTTTGCTTCGCCTAAATTGTATTCTTCAACCGCTAAATCTTGTGTTCTTTTAATGGCCCTGTCGTCAGTGACTCCAGCGTCTTCAGCAGCGTATTGAGCCTGAAGCTTTGCCCTTTCAGTGCCCTCTGCTTTCGCTAATGCAACGCGACGCTCCGCCGCCTTAATTAGCTTTTGCGAGTCATCACTAAGAGGCTTCGTTAGTGATACGGCTTTGTTATATCCAGTTACTGCATCTGTTGAGACGCCAAAAGCGCTGGCAACTTTATTTTGTATTCCAGCAAGAACGCCACCTTTTTCTATTGCCACGTCAGTCGCAGTAGCATTGTTCCGCATCGTTGTGACGTACTGCTCGGTAATGATCGATAGGTTTGATTGAGTTGAGGTCAATTTATTTTGTGCGCTCTCATACTCTGCCGACTTTTTGGCGACCTCATCCGTAAGTTCTCTGGCCTTGGCCTGTGCATTGCTATATGCCCAAGATCCTGCTGTGGAGTTCTCCATGGCTGAATTAGCGTTATATAGCTGGTTTTTTAACTCGGCCAGTTCCAATGAAAGCTTGGAGGCATTCTCTGTTTGGGCGGTTAATGATTGGTTAGTTTCAGCAATAGTGGCGCGTAATTGTACGGCGCTCATTTCTTTCATTTTGCCAATAACACCATCCAGGGAATCAGCGAACTTAATTGATTCTTCTCTGGCTTGAACTGACGACTGATAGAAATAAAATATTGCAGCGGCTGCCAAGGTAGCTAATCCTACCGGCCCACCTACCAGAGCCAGCGCTCCACTGGCAACCTTTGCGGCAACTGCTAGAGCGCCTTGCGCGGATGCTGCTGCATAGGCGGTAGCCGCCAACCTGACTTGTGATGATGTCGCCAGAACTAGTGCAGATACATATCTGGAACCCACTACAGCAGCAACAACACCGATAATATTGGCAATTGTCCCAAGGTTCTCGCTGAGAGCGATCACACCCTGGTTGAAAATATTTAGAGCAGTATTAACCGATGATGACTCACCGATAAACTTGGTGATGTTATTAGAGGCAACTGTAAATGCCTGACCCATAGTGAGAACGGTATTTCCGAACTCTTTGGCAATCGCATCGCTTTGTTTCAGCAACCCATTAACAACAACATCGGTTGTTAACTTACCTTCAGCCGCCATCGCTCGGAGCTGGCCAACTGTAACACCGAGAGAATCAGCCAGAGCCACAGCCAACCGGCTGCCGTTCTCTGAAATGGAATTGAACTCTTCCCCACGTAGTACGCCAGAGGCTAATGCTTGCGAGAGCTGGATCATGGTCGAGCTAGCTTCTTCTGCTGTTGCGCCAGAAACTACCAGCCCTTTGTTAATCGTGGTTGTTAATTTGGCTAGGTCTGCCGTACTGGTTCCCGCACTTCTCGTGGCCCTTTCCAGTCGCCCGTATAGTGTGGCGGTTGCCTCAAGACCGGCGCGTGTATCCTGAGAAATATCAAATACACGATTGGTTACGGTGAATAAATCTTCATTAGCCCTTACTGCGTTTACCAGCTTGTTGCTGACAGTAACCCACGCATTACCATATGCAGCTATTTGCTGAACAGAAATAGCCGCTGATAGTGCGGTAGCAACACGGCTTAATGAAAGAAATGATTTCTCCGCCCGGTCTACAGATTTTGCTGTTGAATTGAACTTCCCCTCCATCTGATCAAGGCGGTTATTCACTTGCTGCTGGGAAGTGATCAGCTTGCCGACTTCCATCTCAACCTGATAAACGATATTGCCGACCTGATTGTCGCTAGCCATTCTATTCTCCGGGCAATAAAAAACCCGCACTAGGCGGGGTCTGGTTATAGGGTGAGATTTAGGTAATAAAAAACCCCGCATTAGCGAGGATTATTGGATGGTTAATTAGAACTATAACTTTAGGCTTCTAGATTGAAATGAAATAAATGTTTTTGAATCTGTGGTTGCCATGAATTTTCTTTCACCAGACAACTCAGCAATAAATGTAACATCTTTTTTATTACCACCAAGCAAAACTCCTGCAATTAATCCTACAGGTCCCATTAACACCCCACCAATAACACCCCATCCCATAGCACCACCGACTTTCTTGACGCTATCCTCTGAGGCGACTTCAACAGTAATTACGTCTGTAGGAAGTACAATGTCTCCAGACACCTGGTACCATTTCGTTTTTATAAAAAGACTTCCTGACGTAATGCTCATTTCCTCATAGGGAAAGTTGGCAGCATGAACCTTAATTTTTGCCATTTTTTGCGCTCTATCCATAACGGTTCGTTACATGATAGCAGGGAGATGGTGCAAGGCAACGCAAAACGGTGGGATATATTATGCTGCTTTCTTGGCTTTTTCTGCGGCTATTCTTTCTTCTCGCCGCTTAAAGTAATCATCGCGAACAGTGTCGTATTCTTCCCGTGTAAATCCTTTCTGATCTGGGTATTTGGCGTTAAGCATTAACTGAAACTCAGTCATTGTTAACAGCTCTGCCTCTGCTCGACTTATTCCAAAATGAATCCTTGCTGAGTTGATGTATTCAATAGCCCGGAACTCGTTAACGTAACTATTAGTTTCAGCTCGTTGAGGCTTTCTTATTTTTGCCTTACCCATCACGCCATGCTCAATTAGCGTGTGGGCTATCAGAATTATTTCACCGGTAGACATGCTTCCGCGATGATATATCACACCTTTTTTACCCACTCTCCACTCACCGATTAACGGGGTGACATCTTCATCACAACATGACTGCATCACGTGCATAGCAGTGGATAAAATCTTTCTTCCATAGGCTGGCTTGCGCAGTGTTTTAATGAGCCATTCGGGTGTTTTCCCATAGCTATCCTGCGCCATGGCTATCACTTGAGAGACCTCATAGCCGTTTAGATTGGCATAGGCCTCAACAATATCTACAGGGCTTCCAATGCGAGACATGGACGTGAAAGATGGACGAAAAAAGTAATCGGTATATCTGTCGGAGATTAATATCTCTCCTATCTCTACCATTGGGTTCATAGGATTCTCCATAGTCATTATCAAGGGCGACACTCGCCGCCCTTTGGAATAACTACGCGGTAACAGTAGCCGTATGGGTTGCGACGAAGTTGCCATCTTCGGTAGAAATGACGATTTGGGCGGATCCGGTAGCAACGCGGGTAACTGTCACAACATTACCGACTGCCGCCGCCGTTGCCTTGGTTGCATCAGTTGTTGCCACATCGAATGCTTTATTAGTCGCGCCAGAAGGCAGCACTGTGACAGTAAAGGTGCTAGAACCACCTGCCGCACCAGTGCTTGTAGTTGGGGTTAACGTCACGCCAGTAACCGGTACAGTGTCAATAAGCGTAACTTCTACAGTATCACCATCGGAAACCTTGAACTCAGTTGAGAAAGTTACAATATCGTTAGTGCCGCCATCAGTGCTCAGGGCGGTAGTAACCATATAACCAACAAATTCAATCGGCCCAATAACAACACGCACCCATAAAGTAGGCTGGCGCTTTGCATTCACTTCATCGACAAAATATTTAAAGAATTTGCCAAAGCCGAATTGGTCGAGAGAGTCTTTCTTTCTGACCTCCCCCTCAAAAGAGATAGTGATATCAGCGTTGGTCACCGCACTTTCAACCCAAGCGCCCTTATCATCTGCGTCAGAGGTTACCGTGTTCGGCGATAAGTCAGCAGTCTTAGACGTGCCGGCCGCAAGCGCTTTCCAGTCCTGTTCGGTCGGTACGGTGTCAGCACACCCTAGCGCAACTTCGAGAACGACGTTTTTACCGACCAGTAAGCCGGAATCGTTACATCCTTCCATTGTATAGCCTCTTATGGAATTGAAATAAAAAACGGCCCAGAGGCCGCCAGGGAAAATCAGGATATGATTTCGAAGCGAAGCCGGATAATAGTTCGGCCCTCTTCGGTGGGGATTGGAGTTGGGAATCCGCCAGTGTTGGCAATAAAGTTGAGCGCATCGTCATCGGAGTTATTAGTGACGAACTCCATAATTGTCTGCGCCTGGGTGATCGCCGGTGCCGGGTCATTCTTAGCGCTGATAATGTTAACCAGCACATAATCGTAAGCACCTAAGCATCGATACCGCGCTGTGCCTCCATCTGGTTGCACAACTATGTATTTCATTGCGCCAGTGTCAGTTTTCTGCTCTTCCCAGTATGCAAGCTGCACCTTATAACCATCAGTCAACCCGGCTGACTCCAGCCAATCAGATACCTTTTCAAATATCGTCATAGGGACATTTCCTTTTTGACTGCGGCGTCAATTTGTTCTTTGGACTCACGAAATCCATCTTTCAAGAATTCCTTTTTTGCAGTAGAGCGACGGAAAACTTGCTTTACAGTAGGGTCATGCACATACATGGCATAATTTGCCGAGTAACCCACCCGTCCAGTTAATCGAGTGCCTTTCACAATTAATTCTCGAAATTGGCTATTGATGAGCGTTGAGGTATCAATCGGGGTATAAAGCGCAGCCAGGGAACTGCCAATTATCATTGCTGACTGGATAGCCCTAGTTGCTTTTCGCCCCTTAATCTCGCCAACCAATACAGCAAGCTGTCTTTGTGACTCACGAATGCCAGTTACCTTGACCTTTGCCATATCAAACCCCGGTAGCCAATTCGTAATCGTCAATCAGGCGTTCGAAAGTGTCAGCATCTCTGCCAACGGCAATAATTGAGTCAGCATCTGCGATAGGGGCTAAATCTGCATAAGCACCGATGGCTATCATGTCGCCCTCTTTCGCATCTGCATACTCAGTCCAGAAGTACAACTTGACGGAGATTTCGTTGCCTATCACGTTAGATTTACGTTTACTTCGGCTGCCATAGTCACAATCAATAACAACCGGTGCGCCATAGGTAGGCTTGTTCCACTTATCCGTCCCAGTAATGGGCCAAACAGTGGCTTCAGCTGTGTATGACCATGAGGCTAGTGATGACATAGCTACCTCCTACGGCGCGGCTACTCGCTCAATCTCAAACCATTCAATATTGAGCGCGTTTACTTGCTGTCCATTGCCGACAGGAACAAACAGCCCAACGGTATCGCCTGATTCAAGTTTCAGGTAACGTTCAATGACAAGCGCGGCAACAACCTTTTTATTAAACACGCGAACTTCGCCATCGACTCTGTACACAACATTCACATTTAGCGCGGTTATTCTTTCCATCACACTTACCCTCTCCACTTCACGATTGTGGGCTTCTCCGCCGCAATCTTCCGGCAAAATAGAAACCACTCGCCGCCTTTCCTGATGTAAGCCGTAGTCTGTTTGCCGCTATCGGTTAGCACCCAAACGCGAATAAGTGGCTTCGGCAATCGGTCAGTGACAGATATCCAACCCATTACTTACTCCCGCACATGCAGCCGCCCTTGCCAATCCAAACCCCAGCAAACGCTGTATTGTTTGGGTTAGGTGGCGTTATGGCAGCGGCGCAACCATGCTTATCAAGGCCTCTTAGTAATGAGAGAGAGCCATTCCACCGGTCAGCGAATGATTGATATCGAAACGAGCGCGACGCACCAGACGGGGCTGTTTGAGAGCTGATGTATTTATCGCCCTGCCCCAGCCCCATCAATCCGAGCAGGTAGAGCTGAATAAGTAGCGCTGTTGATGCTGGGTAATGTTCATCCAGGCATTCCTGAATGCTATTAACCTGCTCAATAAGCGCCTGTAAAATGAAGTCTGGAAGAGTGATACCAACCGTCTCCAGATACTGTTTGGCCTGCTCGAGGGTCACCATGACTCACTCCAGAATAAAAACCCTCCGAAGAGGGCATTAAAAAAGCCGCTCAAATATGGCGGCTTATTCGTCTTCTTTTTTCTGCTTGCCTGGTTTGGGTGATTTGGCCCCTGGCGTTGCTGGTGATAACTCACCTTCACCGCCGACCTTTCTAACGTGACTCTGCAATGCAGGGTGCAAGCTATCCAAATCAATTACATCACCAACAACGACCCCATTCCACGCTCTAACTACTTCGTACTTTGGCATGAGCCACCTCTTAAGCCAGATTAGCGCCGTAAAGCACGCCTGACTTGCCCTCACTATCTCGCTTAATCTGCAAGCCCATCGCTGCCATGATCTGGAAGTTCCAGTTTGACTGCGGCATAGGACGCGGCAGAGGAACAACGCCAGTAGCCATACCAACCAGCGGCGAAATGACATCCTGACGGCGCTGGTAAGCAATAAACTCATTGCCTGACAATGCGAAGGTTTGACGAACTGCACGCGCCGGAATGAAACCAGTGATAACGCTTAGAACAGTACCACCTGACAGCAGAGTGTTGCCGCCGATGGTTACCGTTGCAGGCTTCATCAAGTTGGCCCAAATCTGCGGAGATACCCACAGGACGTCGTAGGCTTCAACGAAGTTATTGCGCGCGGTTTGACCGAATGCTCCAGACGTGAAGAACGCAGCAATATCAGCTTGTGCAGCAGTGGTCAGGTCAATGTTTGCACCGCCAGCTCCTGCGCCAAGGTTCAGCTTAATGGTGTTGCGGTGGTTGCGCATACCCTGCGCCGGATAGTTCTGCACCTGAATAGTGCTATCACCGTCCAGAACATAGGAGACGATACGTTTATTAAACTTGCGCAGTTTTGCCGCTTGAGAATCGAGGACCAAATCGATACCAACGGTATTTAGCCCAGCAGCCAAACGCCAGTTAACACCGTAACCAGCAGTGAACACCGGGATCGGGTCACCATCACTGGAATATTCAGTGTGATCGAATGAATATGGCGGCTGCCCATCCAGGCTGATAGATACATCATCAGCGATATCACCAACCATGTTGTACAGTTTCGCGGTTTTCCCAATAGGGAGAACGGTCTGGATCCCCATCAGATCAGTGACAATTTCCATACCGGTTTCTTGGTCGCGCAACTGAATAATTTGACGGTCAATTTCAGCCCAGAAATCACGGCCCAAACCATCACCAAGCAGTGCGTTTGCAGCCAGCATTTCTGGCGTCATTAAGCTCTGGTTAGCGGCAACCATGCCACGGTGTTGCGCATCGAACATATTGCGGTTAGCCCACAATTCATTCCAGTGACCGCGCAGTCGGCTATTCGTAGCCAGCGTATTAGCATCAAAATACATCTGATTCTCCTTAGGATACAGTTACGCTGTCAGCGCGAACGCGGATGCGGATAAAATCAACTGCCGCAGTAACTACGGCATCTTGGCAATAGCCAATAATTTTGTATGTGCCAGCAGCGGCGGGGACAGCAGCAGCCAATCCTGCAACAACGGTGATCGGCTGGTCTTTGGTGTAAGTTCCTGCCGCAACACGCACAGCAAACTCGCGCCCCTCTTCCAGGTAGTTACCAATTGCGGAGTGGCCGGAAGGGATCTGATCAGTGATGCCCAGACCTTCATGGTATGCATTATCCAGCACGTACATGCGGCCAACAGGAGTAGTAGCCTGTGCAAACAGTTTGCTACCGTTGATCACAACAAAAGTGCCGGGATAAAATGCGGCGGCGGTTTTACGGGTTTCCGTTTTGAACAGGGAATCACCGTCAATATTAACGCGACGATAACGAGTCATTATTTAGCACCTCCGAAATGGGTTGCTGGATCTGGCGCTCCGGTTTCCACCTGAGTTTGTGCTGAGTTGGTACCCAGCGGGGCCGCTTTGCCGAGCGACTTAAACATTGCATCCAGAGCTTCGCCAGACAGCGCGTTAGCCACAATTTCACCGTGAACTTTTGCTACTTCAGCACGCTTTGTTACTTCTTCTGCGCGTGAGTTAGCGGTCAGTGTGTCTGATAGCGCTTTGTGGTTAGCTTGTAGCGCATCAACCTTGTCAGAAAGTGGCTTCAATGCCTTTTCTGTATTGGTAGCCACAGCCTCACCAATCATGCTGCCGATTTGTTCCATTTCTTCTTTGGTTAAAGGCATGTCGCCCTCCGTATTATTGCTATTGTTTGCAGGTGAATCCTGCGGAGTAAAAAGGGATTTAACTTTGTTTGCGATTATGGAAACCCATGACTCTTGACGGGTTACCGCTGTTCCTGTGTCGGAAAAAGTAATTTTCCCACCTTCAGATTTGTAGCCGTAGACTTGTGCGTCGCCGCCGTTCTTGATGATGACTGCCTGAGAATCTGTGAAGTCAGCAATCCATGCGTAGTCGTTATCTCCAGGTGCAAACCGGTCCTTTGCGGCTTTCTCTAACCGGCGCTCACGTTCACGAAACGACTCGCCAATCAGCGCACCAGAATTAGCCTGTAATGGCGTTGCCAGGTCAGCGTTAACCATGAGGCCAACACCTTGCTCTGGAGTTGCGGCCCCGATCTCATGAAGCAGGATTGCGTCGTGATCCATGCGAACAATATCCGCCACCCAGTTAGCCCCCAGCGCACGCTGCTGCTCATTCGGCTCAAGTTCATTAAGGAACGCGGCAACGCTGCTGTGAATTGGCGGGACATCCTCACCTCGTTCGATAGCTTCTACCCGCGCCAGTAATTCGCGACCACCTTCAGATCGGCTGGCGACCTCAACATCAACCCATTTCTCTACATAGATGCGGTTGCCTGATTTCTTAACGTTGCGGTTCCATGCACCAATGTGACCCTGGTTAATACCTTCAGCACTGAATGCTGAGACGAAAGCACCATTAACCTCTGGATGCCCGAGCGGCGCTAATGTCCCCTCAAGCCCAGAATAATGAGCGTCAATCTGTTCTGATGTGTACAGACCGCCATTCATGACCACATTTGCTGGAAGTGTGTAACTCGGCAAAACCCAGTGCTCTTTGCCGTTGTATTTCTCACGACGAATTGATTTGTTATTCACCCTTGTGGTGATGTTTACCTGAATTGACATGATTTATTCCTCAGCCCACGGATAGCCTCGTTCAGCCATTTTTTTTCGTTCCTCTTTGAGCTTTTCGATAATTGAAGGGGCTAACGGCTTACCTTTGTCGTCAACCAGCGTTTCAACCTGGCTGCAATGGCAGTTGATTGAGTTACCGTTAATGGAGTACCAGTCGCGAACCTCTTCGACGGTGTACAGATGTGAATGCCGTGCTGCGTGTGTCCTGCGTGTGGTAGGCAATAATGCAGAGATATGAACGAGCATTGTTTTCAGTCCAAGGCTCTGCGCATCTTCTGCCTCTTCCCATCTCGCCCGCCTCAATGCGCCTGGTATTTCTGTTTGCGCTATGCGATTAGCTCGCCGCGTTTCAATACCGACTTGGTCACGCAGGTTACGTCTAACCTCTCTCGGATTAAGTCCTCGCCCTATTCCATCGGTGAGAACTCTAGCCATTTGCTGCTTGGTTTTAGCTGTAAACCCCTTCATCTCTTCAAATACTCGCGCATAAGTCAGAGCCATGCGGCGCTGGTACGGAGTACTTAATAGAATGGCTTGCAGAGATTCGCGACTGGCGGCGTATGTTGCTGATTGCTGGCTAAGGTTGACGTATGCCTGATTTGTACCTCGTATCGCAGCAGGCTCGACATAATCCTCAGAAAACCACAGATAGTTTTGTCCGCCTTCCAATAGAACAGCATCGACGAGAACACTCGCATCGTTCAGCACGATGTTGAGTAGTAGCGGGTCGAGTTGGTATTCATATCTGCGATTGACTGCGGGTGAGGCGGGGAATCTATCAAGTGCGTCGGTGTATGCTTTCTGAACCTTCTTTAGCCGCCTGGCAAAATCAGCCATCGCCTTTCGCTCTAAAGAACTTAACCCGGTCGGGTCACTCTTATTCTTCGGTATTATCGCCGGTTTCGGTTTCGCGGCCATCGTCAGTCTCTCCTAATGGTTCTATACCATCCGGCTCGTAACCTGCCGCAACGCGAATCTCTTCACCACTAAATACCGCCTCGCCGGTTGACATTGATGTGCTATTGATTTGAGACATCTTCACAGCGCTGTCCAATTTCTCAGATGCTGTTTGCTCGTTCAGTTCATCCCAGATAACCGTTTTCATTGAAACTGAATCAATGATGCCAAGGTCGATTAACTTGTTGCAGAAATCCTCGATATCAAATGACAGAGCGCGATTACGGCGGGATTGGCATCGCGTGTTGAAGTAACGATTATCTTCTGTGCTGGCCCGCTCACCTGTTTGTGACATAGCCAAGATTCGCGCAGGGATATCAACAGCAGATGAAGCAGTTTGTAGATTGACGTTATAGGTCGGTTCAGGGTCAGCAACTGCGGTAACAAGCGGCGTTACACTCGCACCCTGCGTCGTCAAAAGAACATCATTCCCGCGATTAATCTCAGTGGCCGCTTCGTTAAACTTATCCTGAAGCTCATCAACACTTACCCCATACAGGGAAGCGAGATTGCTAAAGTTAATTTCTTTTTCGAAGTTGAGATTAAGCTGCCTTGCTGCGTTCTTGAGGAATGACTCACCAGACCCACCCTCAACCTTTTCTAAGCTAACAAAGGCGTTATATGCAGGCTCAAGGAATCCGATAGCGTCACGACTGTAATCACCCAAGATGAAAACGCGGTCAGGGTGAATCCTCACACGCCGACTTGCCCCGTTAGGGAGCATTTCGGTGTATTGCCACATCTTCGGATTGCCGTATGAGGTGGAATTAAGGTCAGTATCCCACTCAGCCGGAACTAATGAACCTGCCCATACAGGCGTTAGCTTCTCTAACCCGCGTCCTTTGACTACTGGCGTATTCCAGGCACCACTATCGCGGACATGAAGCAAAATCCCCGAATAGCGCCCAACCAAGCGACGTATGTCAGCATCAGCGAATTGTTGCCACAGGCGATTATTGAATACGGCTTTAAGGCTTTTTTCCCACGGAGTTACAGCGCCTGATTCGTCCTTTTTCTCACCCTCTATAATTTCTGGATTACTCAGCCAGCATGTACCAACAAGCTTGTTTACCGCGCCATGGGCGATACCACCACGGCGGTAGAGCTTGTACAGATCATCAAAGGTTAATTCCTCTTTGAATCCGTACTCACACCATGCGTTAGCACGTTTGGCGTCAAGGCCCATACCAGTATTGAGTAGTCCCATACGAGCGCGAGCCATGGCTGAATCACTGATTGCGCTGTTAATCTGCAATGCATGGTTAACAGCAAGCTGTAATTTGTCTGTCATGCTGTTTCCATTCGTTGGTTGTTAAGCAATAAAAAGGCCGCCTGAGCGACCTTATTGGATTGGTGAGGTGACTGGACTCGAACCAGCACTCAGGATCGGCAAAAGCATCATGCCTAACCTGCTGGCGTTAACCAGTTGATGCATTACTCTACCCATCTAACCCGCAAGCGGGAATTGAGTTACACCTCATTTTCAGTTTATCTACCCATTAGTCGCTTCGGAATCATCATGCCCATAGACTGCGGCTTATGTTTTATATATCCATCTAAACCGTAACGAACACCATCCCAGCAGTGGTTGTTCTTGTCCTCGATCACTGGCAACACTTCGCCAGTAGTCCGGTCTGTTTTGTACGAATACAGCCTGGCCTCTTTTGCTGTCTCTTTGCAGCGAGGATGGATGATGATCTGCTTAAACCCACGAAGGCAGGTTATTCCGTCCTCAACGCTACCGGCCCACTTCTGAGCAGCGGCAATGTTGAAGCCTTGCGTCTTGATGTGGCTGATAGTCTCAGGCCGTGAGTTATCAGCCTTGATGGGCCACTTGCGAGCCTGTGGTATACCAGGGAACTTCGCCTCGTCAGTGACCTTCCACTCTTCAAGCTGCTTAGGTTTGGCACCATCAACGCCAGCGTAGAATTTCCACATATCATCCAGCTCGACGCCGTGACCGTAAGCCTCGTATTCGATGTACAGATTGCTGTTGAGGATAAACATGCGGATAAGCGTGCTAGGGTCTTTCGCAAAGCCAAAGTCAGCACCGAACAGTAGTCGTTCTGATTGCTCCCACAGGTCATCAGCAAAGCTTTGGACGACGTACTTGTTCGCCAGCACTTGCTTGTCAGAGTTTTCAAGGTAAGCGCCTTCCCATATCCACGCGTAATCGGCATAGTCCAGGGTAGCTAAATCTTCGAGACGCTCCTCTTCAAGAACGTCAGGGAACCACGGATTGTCGCTGTAGTTCATTTCGACAATCATTGAATTTTTTGGCGGAGTTTTCCGGTAGCGTTTATCGGTCGCGCTGCCGTCTTTCTCTGGGTTCCACGTTACCCAGATTTCAGAATTATTCTCACGTACGGTGGGGCGGAGCTTTTTCCAGGCGATGTCCGATACAGACTCAGCTTCATCTACCCAGGCTACCAATATACGGGCCTTGGATTTAATGCTGTCTAGGTTATGGCGCAGGCCGCAGAACACGTAACTCACGCACCTGTTTTTGGTACGAATGTATTTCTCGCCAATGTCGAAGTAATCATCCAGCCATGGAACGGAGCGGATTGCCTGCTTCACCTCTTCCATAGAGGACTCTTCGAGCGAGTTCATATACTCGCGAGCGCAGAGAATAACGCCGCTTATGCCTGACTCGGCTGCCTGGTAAGCCTTAATCGCAGTCATCAACGCAAATGTGCGTGTCTTCGCGGAACCACGCCCGCCGTATGCGCCACGGTAACGAACGCCTTCAGTGGCGAATACAGGTACTAACTTAGCGGGGATTTGGAGATCAACTTGGCTTTCCATTTAATGGCTCGACCCCTACCAATCTGATTGTTGTTGGCTTTGGTGCCATACTGCCGTCAGATGACGTGTGATCTACCTTCTGGCGGTTGGTATAGGCATCGCCAACTTCTTTGGCCGCCTGCTCCATTAGCTGGGCTGTCATTCCGAAGTTCTTCATTTTTTCAGTGCTCGCCGCCATACGATTCAAGGCGCGGAGCCGGTACGCTTTATTAGCGATTGGAATATCAGATATTTCGGTTTGAAATCGAGTGCGAGTTGAGTTGAAAAGGTCTATCCATTTCTGCCCCAGATTCTTCGCGATGGCCTTTGTCGGGTCGTATGAAGAAACCTGCTGAAGAGTCAAGGTGAGGTTGAATTCTTGTTTCACCTGCGCGACCACTTGCGATGGTGTGTCATAGCAGGCCAAGGCTTGAACTATGAAGGCTTTGACCTCTGGTTTTAGTGCAGCCATTGGCATCCTCCATGACTAACGTAATGTAACTAATCAGGCCAGTTTCAGCAGGCATGTTCCACACGCCCTGGCAACGTTAAGATGGGCTACCTCAGCAGGTTTGTTTGCCGCATCAATCATTTCCTGTACTTCAATGCTCGCACCATATCTGCGAACTACACCGACAAACTCTTCAACGTCATGTCCGCGCAGTTTCAATGTCGGTTGCCCTTCTTTGTTGAACTTGGGTGCTCCGAATTCGTCCTTTGCGTGACTGATGTGATAAAGCTCATGTTCTATCAGCGCACAGAACTGGAGGTCAGAACATTGAGCGCAATAATCAGCAGCCAGGGTAATGATGAATGTCGGTACATCGCCGAACCATTCGTACATCTGCTGTTCCATTCGGGCTTTTTGCCAGCCGCCAGCTCTCATTGCTACCTGCTCAGCTTGACCAAGAACAGTGCGACCCTGCTTTTCAAACGCAGATGATGCCCACATGATTTTTATGTCAGCGTCAATTAAGTGTCCGTGGTCGGGATTGTGTAGCTCGCCTTCGTCACTGAGTATTTGGCTGTTAACCCACTCAAGAACTTCAGTGGCGGGGACTAATTCAATGTGCGGTCTGAACTCATTGACGAATGACAATGGCGGATATGGCCGCTTCATTTGTGTGTCTGAATTAGCCATAACAGAATATTCCACTGGTTGGTAAAGTCTCCCGCTCAGTAATGGTGAGACCGACATGATTGCAAACATCTATAAGATTCTGTCAAAGGCACTTAATCAGCACATTTTGCAGAGTTTTATAAATTGAGAGCCGTTGTGAAAGTGGCTCTCAATTTTAGGTTTCTAATTTCACGCGGATTTTGCTTATTTCTTTGCCTGATTCTGATCTTCCGTCGCTAGTAGAACATCGAGAAGGACCTCAGCCTTCTCAACATTCGATAGGCCAATAGATATCCGGCCACAATTCAAATACTGGAAACCATCCTTCAAATAACGGCAGATAGTTTCCAGTTGCTGTTTCTCGCCGTTGGTCATGTTCGGGTTACCTTCCCTTTCCCTGTTTCAGCCAGCACGTAACAAATCAGCTCATTGGCTTCCTGAACCAGTGATTTGATCTTTGATACATGCCCCGCTTTCACACTCTTCCACTCATTAAGTCCGGTGCCGAACATGCTAGCAATGCGCTTATCATGCTTCATATCCGCACAAGCCTGGTTAAGTTCTTCCATGATGCTTTGTTTGCGGGGATTGATTGCTACGCCTTTAGTCCAGTAGTCATGCAGAACAGCAAAACATTCCTCTTGATACTGGATCAGCTTGTCGCGAATGTCGGCACGTACTTTTGCGGGGTTAATGCTGAATAACCAGCCGTTAAGTTTGCGAATGGGGATACAGAGCATTTCCTGAACTCCGCCACGCGAAGGCATGGTCATATGACCACACCCATACTTTCCCTTTTGAGCTATTAATTTTCTATGCTGTGATTTCCAGTCCAGCCCGATAGCCTCAATAACAGGCTTCATTGCCACATACTCAACACCGCCTTCACGGACAGTCGTCAGTTTGTCTCCATTAAATTCAATTTCTGTAATGACTGGATATTCCATTGTGTATTCCTTTTGGAAATGACCCTCAGTGCCCAGAAATGACAGCCCATAGAAGCTCACCAGCTATACCGGCATTCCTCTGAGGCTCATTTCCAAACAGGATCTATGGTTGGTTACGCCGGGCGTGGCGTTAGATTTACTGCATAAAAAAAGCCCGACCTAAGTCGAGCCTTCTTATTCGACCTGCCGCTATAAAACGTCAGGTGATATGTGTGTTGTACTCAAATTGCGACAAGCGCGGCTTTGCGACTCCTCTCGGCGTTGCTACACCACTTATGGCTTACCCGTCAGCAAGATAAGCCCAGTGAAACAGGCAATCACCTCCATCGAGAGAAGATATCTATTTAACCTTTCAAATACTCATCGGTATGGACATACAGTTCGCCGGTGAATAGTGTTGCGCTGCCTGCATCTACAACCACAGACGCATGAGGGTTGGCATTATCGTTTAGCCACTTAATTAATGGCTTAGCTGCATTTTCAAATGCGGATGAATCATAGGCAAAGGTAGGGCTGTTATCTTTTTCCATTTTGATTTCTCTTATTTATTTCAGGCACACGTTATTGATATACGCCTGCAATCCGGTTATTTGGCTTGTGGCAATTCCGATACGCTCTCTGAGACTGATATAATCCCGTTGAGCGGACTCAGTAAGTCTGGCGCTGGCATCATCAGGGATGCTGGCGGGGCCGGTGATTTCGGACACTGGCTTTGTGCATGTTGCGTTGAGTTGCAACCGCTTAGTGCCATTAGCGATATCAGCACGAAGGCGCTCGTTTTCAGATTTGGCATCTGCTAGTTCCTTGGTGTGTTTGATATCGATGGCGGCTACTGCTTGACGCTGGGTTTCTATCTGGTCGAGAGTGGCTTGTTGCTGCTTGGCTACCGTGGTTAACTCGGATACATCACGATTGAGCGATTGCACTCGGTAGTGGTAGTAAGTTAGTCCAAACAGTGAAGCGATAAGCACGGCGACGAGAGCGGCGGTTAATTTCCCAGACATAGCGCCTTCTCCTTCTCGCGCCTAACAACCAGTCCGGGGAGCTGTTTCCCGCCACCATATGTCCAGCGAGGGAATTGATAACAGGCTTCAGTAAACTTCCCTTCTCGCAGCATTCGATACATCGTTGATTTCTGCATCTGGGGGCAACCGGCATTAAAGGTGATCGACGTGACTGCATCAAACTGGCCTTGGTTCAACTTGTTGCCATTTCCGTATTTGTTCACGCAGGATTCAGCCTGAAGAATGTTCTTCTCCCAGTCTGCGGCGATCTGCTCATCAGACTTTCGGGCGCCCTGCTTAACACCATGTGTATTACCAATGCCATCGGTCAGCACTCCGGCCGGACATACGTATGGGTCACGGCGGCATGATTCAGCATTACCAATAAGCTCTAAACCTTTCTCGCTAGTCCTAACCGTTCCGTTAGATACGACGATTGCAATAATGGCTGATATGGCACAGGCGGTACCGGTAGTGACGCGCTTTAGTGCTGACATTAATCAGCCTCCATTCTCTGCAAAGCCTCATTCACCACAGAGATTGCTTCAGGGTTAGTCTCGGCTGTCTTATCTTCCAAGAATTCACGAAGCAATTGAGTGCGCTTCTGCTCTTCCTTGAGTTGCGCATCCTTTTCACGCCGGTTCGCGTAATACGTTTTTATTGTGAACCAGGCACTAATCAAAGCGCCGACAATAAAAATGTAATCCTGAGTGCTCAAAACAGAGAACGCGGCAAGTGACCCCGTCCACCAATACTGTAATTGGCTTGTGTCGTTCATTTTCATGACCCACCTCCCCATCCGGGGAATTATCTTCCCGGCGATTGGTCGGGTTCGTATGCTGTTATGTAGGGAATAGCTCCCGTCGTTTCCACTTTTCGCTAGAGGGTGTTTGCGTTTGATTGGTGTAGGCGGGAGCTAAATAAAAAAGGCCCACCGAAGTGAGCCTTAAAAGTTGGTATGCGCGAATGTAGAATGCAAAAAGCCCAAGGCGTTAACCTCGGGCTCATAATTTTACCGACCTCTCAGCCAGTGTGGTTGGAGTTCCAGACCTAAGTCGAAGTGACCAACTCGGCGGTATCTATGGTTAACAAGTGCCGCCGCAAAATCTTGTTTACCAACTCAACGGATGCAATTACCACCGTTAGAGATGAATATAGTCCATTTTTCCGGTAAATGCAAGACTTTGTTTTTATAATGTCGCCATCCGTGGCAATCATGCTCCCATCGTGTTCTATCGGGTTACTTTTGCAAGCATTGAATCAGCCACGCCCTCTTCCATTAGGCATTTCGTTACCAGCAGCTCATAGAGCGGCTTAAAACTCTCGTAGCATGTGCTGGATGCCAGTTCAGGAAGATGCTCTCTAATAGCCTCGTAGACGTCAGAAAACTTAAGCCGCGAATATCCACGACCTGAACATTTCCCACAGGTTTTATAAACCGGAATCCCCTGTTGTTCTGATTTCTCTTTGTCCACCACAGTGCCTTTCCCATTACACCGGCATGAGTTTGAAACCACACCTTTCCCGCCGCACGGTTTACATAGCAATTTTACTTTTTCACGCAGATCCCTATGAACTTCATACTCAGAAGGCCGGAATCCCTCAATTCCAAAGCTAATTGAGCCTTTAACGATCTCCCTGTTGAATAGTGGCATTGAAGTTTTAGTCGTGAATACCTCTGACTCAGTAAACCCCTCCCCATTGCAACATTCACACTCGCGAACGCTGGCAGCACTACGCGCATAATCAGCAAACGCATATCTTGCGAGAGTTTGCACGACGCTTTGTTTAATATTCTTATCGAGCTTTGAGATTGCTTTGTATTGACTGGTTTCTTTCAATGCATACTGAGTTAGGCTTTCCACGGCGCTATCTGGACTACTGATACCTTGTTTCGCTAAAAACAGTTCAATCCCCATCTTCGCTTTAAGGCCTGCCAGCCCAAGCGATGCCATAACATCGGTGATTGATAAAGAATCAGAAGCCGTGGCCCGTGGAGCGTCACTTATATGAAGGCTTTTAGGTGAGAAAAACTTTGGTAATGCTTCTAGTCTCATGCTGCCATCTCCTGAATGATTATCTTCCCAATTTCGCCCCACAACTTTGTTACCCGACCATCCCAAATACGACAGTCGTCTTCAAAAATGGCGTCAAGCAGCGCCTTTTCGAGGTTGTCTTTATCGGGTTTGGTTTGGTGTGGCTTGCCGTTCATTTCGGAGCGCTTCTTTTTGCTCCAGCTTGGTGGCATCGGGATTATGAAAGTTACGTGATAATGTGATTCAGGGAGGGATATTCGATTTAGCCTTACTTCATCGCAGAATGCTCGGTATCGTAGAACTGGTGGTCTTTTCTTCCATTTATCACTCTGTGTCATCCTTGGTTTGGGTATGGGTGTTATGTGATATTCGGTCATATCTTCACCTTATTCTCCGACAGTAGAATTGCCTGCGTTCTCACCATTCCCTCTAGGTGAGCCAAGTGCGCACTCTCGATGTCCATGATGTGCGTACGCCGGTCTATTTCGTCATGGCACGCAGAGCAGCACCATGCGCCGAAAAGGTCAGGTGGCTTGATTCCGGTACCGCATATTCCCGATAGCCGGTAGTGGGCCAGCACTACGGTTTCGTTATTACCGTTACAGATACCTGGTAACCTAACTTGGCACTCGCGGCCTCTAGCCTCTTTGCGTAAGTTCGCCATCTCTTTTCTCCTTCGCTGCTTTATCAATGCATTTCTGATGAGCGTAGGTTTCACCCTTGTTAAGCATCAGGAAGCAGAAGATACATATTGATTGGGGGAGTTCAGGCATGGCTATTCCCCTTGAATTTGAATCATCGTCAATTCACGCCCTGCCCCAAAAACTGCACCAGTGTCGATGTAGAGTTGGTTTTTAAACTGGCTGGGCTTGCTCATCGGCGTGTGACCGAATATGAATTGCTTGGCCCCGGCGATTTCCTCCTCTTTGCCACCCAGCGCATACCTCACGCGCTCACGATTCCATATGACGTGCTGCTCGCTCACCGGCTTACCGAAGTGATAACTGTCTGATGGGTAATCAGCGTGGGCTATTACGTATTTGCCGGAGTCAGTATCAACCTCGATAACTAACGGCAACTTTTCAGCCATTGCTATCAACGCCCTAGCCAATACTTCTTGGCCATAATCGAGGCAGAAAAACCACATCCCACCATTAGCTAGCCAGTTATTTACATCACCTGAGCCATTAAGTGCATCAATCGCCATCTGCTCATGGTTGCCACGAACGGCACGAAACCAAGGCTGCGTTATCAGGTCAAGGCATTCGACGTTCTGCTCACCGCGGTCAATCAGGTCACCTACCGATATCAGCAAATCTTTGCTCTCATCGAAATCTACTGAGAGTAATTTCTCATTGAGCATGTCTAGGCAGCCGTGGATATCGCCAACAACGAATATTCGTCGATAGTCGGCCCCATTAATTTTTTGGTAAATATCACCCATGGCTGCTCTCCCTGTCTTTCATCATCAGGAATACAATCATTGCGGCTCGGAGGGCGCTGTCATCGTAGTAACCAATCATGGTTTCATTGGATAATGCATATGGCTTAAACGTGTCGTCTTTCATTTCATGCCATTCCACATTGATTCTGTTTTCTGAAATTATTTTCCACGCATCATCGATATTTTTGCATGGGTCGAATACCGATAGGCCTACAGCCATATGCCAATGACAAAGCTTGTTATAATTTTCATCAAGATTTGCCCACTCTAGTCCAAGGTAATTTCCCACCTCTTTAGAAATTTCATCATCACTCATTGCTAAGTAGTCTTTCATCGCGCTCTCCTTACTCTGTCGAATTTGGCGCGCAGCAAAACGCATATGTGATCATATGTGGGTATTTCGCTGACGGGGATTTGTTTGGTTGGCTTGGTTCGGTGGGATACTTTGAATATTGAGTTTTCCATTACTGCAACTATGCTGCTTTGCCTTTGTCGCATGGCCTTTCCTCTCGCCATTTTTCAAACCAGAAAATAACCGGGTCAGGTTTCATATCAACAAGCCCCATTCTGACGAGTGCCTTACCCTTCCCTGAGCGTAAAAACTCTCTGCGGCCGTCATCAATAATTCTTCGGTAATCTTCCAAGCTATTGCAATGCTTATGTAAATTGCATGGGTGACATGACGGAACCAGATTTTCAATATTGTCCCTGTCCTGATAAATCATCACTCCGCCAGTTCGTATAACAGGCTGCGCATGGTCGGCATGCCATTTATCGGTGAGTTCACACCCACAGTAAGCGCACTTGCCGCCGAACATTTCCCGCAGTTCTGCTCGCTGTTTTTTCGATAGTTTCATGCTGCCCTCCCGAAATAATCATTGGTATAGCGAACCTCGCGCAGCTTCACGCCACTTCCGACCGCCCACGCCGTGCTGTATTCAATCAGGCTGGTCATGCGCTTAATGCCCATCTTGGCGGTCGATTCCCTAATGTTGCAGAACTCACCTTCAAGACCAGGTACTACTTCCGCGCCCATGCCGGTTGCCATTGCGTGGCCCGACACAAACAGCATCTTCCACTGAACTAGATTGCGCTCTTTATCCATCCACAACGCCTGCTTAGCCACGTCACCACACAATGCGTGGAACATGCTGTTTTGCAGTAGAGAGCGGTCAAAGTCGGTGATTCGGATTGTTATGGGGCGGTGGTCATCGAGGGGGAGTTGGTTTATTGCTGCTATCAGGTTTCGTCTTACTTGTTCGTTTCGTAGAAAGAATATTTGTTTATCCATGGTCTTCACCATTGAAAACTGTCCACTGACCTACGCCGTGCCATACGAAGTGTCGATTGCGGATTGAGTCATATGTCTGTCCAACGATTAGATGCCCTGTGTATTCAATCCACCATTGCCTAAGCGTCCGAGAAAACTTGCGCTCATGTCCATATTTAATCTGAACGGCAGTGAAGCAACGAACCAGGCTGGTAGCAATGAAAGCAGGCCAGATAAACCAGCGCCAAAAAGTAATGACAAACGTGAGTGCTACCAGAGCATTTAAAACGATTCCTGAATATAAAAAATAGGCTTCACTGGTCATAGTGGCTTCTCCGGCGCGGCTAGAAGTGGCATCCAGTGGGTTACAGTAATGGGATAAAACTCAATGCCGTAATTGTACTCGTACACCTGAGCAAACCAACCTGGGCCATTCGCATGGTATTTAATGTACTGCCCGACATGAAGCTCAACCCCAAAATCAGGAAGCGGCCAGATAAGTACAAAGTCATCATCTTCCGGCATCCGGTCACTACACTTAATCCAGCCTTGCGGAATAATTTCAGGAATATTTTGTTGTTGGTTTTGTGGTTCCGGCGCGGCGGCTAGCATAGCTCGATAGATTGAATAAGGTAGGTAACTCTCCCCCTCGTGCGCTTCTCTAGCTGCCTGAGCCATTTCAGCAGTAAGCTCAATCGGAACCAGTTTCCAACCTTCCGGTATCTCCGGAGAGTTCAACTGTGGGGTGGTGTAAACGATGCGGCGGCGGGTGTGGTCGTATTGGTTATAAAATCCTTTATCGCAGTCATACCAAACCCATTCAATGCCGCCGTTAAAGTCGGTACCTATCCCTGACTGATACTGATAAACCGGCTCAGCCATCTTTGCAGCTAACGCGATGCGGGCTAGTGAAAGCAGTAATCTAGGGCTTACAGGAAACTCATCACTAGTTGGCGTGTTGTGAATCTCCTGCTGGCAGGTACTTATAATTTCTTCAATCTCTTCTACAGTAAAACTATCTAATTCTTTCATGGCCTTTCTCCCAATAACTTTTTCATCAACGCATACGTTTCTGGCGCTCGGTTGTCGGCCCTGTTTGCTTCACGATTAATCAGCGTGGTTAGCTCATCCCAATTCTCGATAATTGGTGCGAACTTTGGCACCTTTTTGGCAATAACTGGGAAGTATTCGCGTATCTCTGGTATTTCATCGAGAAGAAACATGCAGCGGCGTAAGTCGGAAGGGTCACTCGGTGGCTTGAAGTGATCGCTGTAGAAATTCTTATCGAGGCCGAGAGCTATAGCCGCCATTGTTGCAGAACTTATTCCTACGCGATCCTTAGTCTGCCATTTGATAACTTTCATCGCTAATTCACTCATTCACTCTCTCCCTTGATTCGAATACCGGCAGTGCGGATGGCTATTTTTAAGGCTTCCTGCAACTCTTTAGCCACGTGGTCCTTGTATCCGTCGAAAGGCGGAATAACTGCCTCAATGCTTTCACGGCTGGCTGCCACCCTTTCCACAAATCAATGTATGAGTTGGCCTCCCATGCACCATAGCTAATCACTGCATAACCGGTCCTATATCTGATTACGTGCCTTGGGATCGGAAACGTTGCTTCAAAGTCAGACTGCGATTTAGTTATGTCCATCATGTTCCGTCCTCGATTCGTATCTGGCGCAGGTGATAGCAGTCCAGGCAATCAGTTGTGCGCGTTTCATGTGAAGTTCTTTCAACCGGTCAAGCCAGATAAATACCGGGCCGGTGTAGCCGTTGTGAGCAAGGCGAATATATTGCTCAATGGTTAATTCATCCTCGTGAGTGAGTTCCATCAGAAACCACCTTGTTTTTTAGTTGACCGCCGCTCAGATTCAGCCGCCTTAGCTTTTGCCTGCTCCTGGTTGCAGTCATAGATTGCGCCGTGGCGCTGCTCAACGAATACCACGCCACTACTGCCGTGCCGGTTAAGCCGGAGTAGTAACTCTGTATCCTGCTGATTGGCGTTCTCGTCATAAGCGCCTTCACGATATATTCCCAGCCAGTAATCACAGTCTTGTTCAATCTGTCCTGTGTCGCGGGAGTCACTTGGTTGAGGCCGCTTATTGACGCGTTTTTCTAAATCACGGTTTAGCTGAGTCAACAACACAACAACACAATCCAGCTCTTTGGCGAGGTTCTTTAACCCCTTGGTGATCATCCCGTAAGCCAGATCATTGCGGTCTGCTTTTTCGGCGGTCATCAGTGTCAGGTAGTCAACCAATACCATGCCAACAACGCCACGTTCGCGCTTAATGCGGCGGCACTCAGAAACAATGTGAGACAGTGGAATCCCCGGCGTATCATCAATGTACAAATTGCCACTTCTTGCCAGCTCTAACCCTTTCGCGGATGCCAACGCAAAACGGTTATCGTCGTACCCATCAAGATAAAAGTTACTGCTGGATACTCCAGAGGCTTGGGAAATCATGCCCTCACCAAGTTGCACACCAGGCATTTCAAGGCTAAACGCCAGCGCCGGAAGGTTCTCATTCAGTGCGCAGTTGATTGCCATGCTTGAATAGAGCGTTGTCTTACCCATTTTGGGGCGGGCACCGACCACGAACAGTGAACCTTTCACAATTCGCTTAGGTTCCAGCATGGCGTCCAGTGATGCTATCCCGCTGGTTAGTCCAATGGCTCGCGGGTCACCGGAAAGTCGCTGATCAACAACATCAACCCAATCTGAGAACACACTTTCGAATGTTCGCAGCCCTCTGCGGTTACCTGTCTTGGCGTGATCTGTGATCTCGGTAGATAGCGCCTGTATTGCCTCAAGCTTTTGCGTTGCTGTCATGCCGTTGTTGGCATAAAGCAACTCGGTCATCGCATTGGTTTTGGCAATGCTGTAACGGGTGATCGCCTTATCGCGTACTTCCATCGCGTAATGCACGATATTCGCGGCGCTGGGGGTGTTCTTCGACAACTCAGCCATGTAAGCAAAACCGCCTACAGTGCTGCTGATCCCCTTGTTCTCCATCTGGTTGTACAGCGTTATCAGGTCTATGGGGATCTGCCTGCTAACTAAGTCTTTAATTTCTGCAAAAATTACTTGGTGTGGGCGTGTGTAAAACGATTCGGGTTTCAGCATGGATAGGACTTTAGCGACGTTATCACTGCCGTCATCCAGCATCAGGCCGCCAAGAACGCTTTGTTCAGCATCGAGGTTGTGTGGTGGTGTTTTGTAATCAACGGTCATCCTTGTCTCCTTCGCGTACATCCCGATAAAGCTTTTCTGACAGGAAGCTATCAAACTTCATCCTGCGCCATGTCTTGCCACTGCGGTTATCAGGGCGGTCTTCCAGCATCCAGCGGCAGTTCTCGCTGATGTACTTGAGATACTCCCTGAACCCCTGCATCGTCAGCGGTTGACCGTTATCCATCTGACGGGCAATTTTATTTGCCTTAGCCCAAAATCGTCTAATCAGGTTGCGCCGGTCATCATCCATTACTCGCCAACCTCTGGCTTCTGGAAGTTCGTCTTTCAGGCATTGCCAGACTTCTTCACAAGATATTTTCTGCTTGGCGTCTGTTGGCTTTTCAGCCTCTAAATCCTCACCGCCAGTTGCACACTTAATATCTTTAGATATTAAGAGATCTTTAAATTCATTGTTTGTGGCACTCTGTTGGTAATCTGTTGGCACAACCTCCGCGCCAGCGCTTGGTGCAAGCGGCTTTGCGTTGGCACTCTGTTGGTAATCTGTTGGCACAATATTTGGCTGATATTCGTCGTATTTTGTGACGTAAATTAGTGAGAATTTTTTGGTGGTTGACTTGGTGATCATCCCAAGTTTTTCAAACTTACCGATTAGATATTTAATGCGGTTACCGGTAATACCGGTTGCCAGTTCCAGCTTATTGCGACCGGTCATAAATTCACCACGGCGAACCATGACATCACCCAGCTCGGTATTAATTATTGCCGGTGCGTGATTGGCGATAAGTATGAAATGGAACCACAGGTGAACCGCTTCAGAATCCGTCCTGTAGAAAGGCAGATCCATTATTTTCCTATGCATCAAGGCAAACCCCTTACCGGTTGCCTCCGGCCTTACTGTGTCTGGTTGACGAAACGCTAAGACGTTACTCATTGGCTTTCCCCTGCATAGCCTTAAGCTCCTTGAATTTCTCAACGAGCTTGTTTCCGAATATTGGGTTGTCCACGCATACCATGACTAATTCGTCTGGCTTTGCAGAACGCTGCTGAGTAACTTCTCGCTGTTTTGCGTTAGTTTTCTTTCGCATGTATAGTTACCTCTAGAAAGACATAGTTATTTGCTGTTCTTGAGCCTCTGTTCGTGCAGGGGCTTTTTGCTTTCCGGTCACCGCAATCACTGCCTGCCTTGCGATTTCCCTTATCACGCTCGTCTCCCATATCTTCTCCAGAAGAACAAACGTCACTGCCATGTCATGTACGTTTAACCGGCTTACCTTTGATTCGGCCCAGCCAGCCTCCCGCGCAAACTTGCTCTGGCCCTTGATAGCCATTCGGCTTCGTAGCTCAGATTCAACTTCCATAATTCTCTTGCTGTTACTTGCACGTTCCATTGCGTACTCTTCCCTTGTTAGATGTTGTTACGTGACAAAGCCGTAGCTAATGCCACTTGTGATTAGTTTTTTGTTTGGATTCGCGCTTTGCCAGCGCCGTAGGACGAGTGTCCGTTGTGAAAATATCGGTAGTGATTATGCTGCGTTATTGAATTGCTCAAATAGGTTTGCTTTATCAGGACGGAACTCAGCGGCTTTAATCTTCCCGTTAGTAGCCCTAACTAGAAGCAGCGCACCTTCTACTGAAATTTGCTTATTGCCGTTAAGCCAATCCGATACCGTTGATTGCGCCTTGCCAACAGCTTTGGCTAATGCAGCCTGACTGCCAACAATTGCAATCGCTTTTTCGACTGCTTCATGCTTCATAAAATCTCCTTTTCTATTGCTTACTGGATGATTTTAGCTATCGCTTTAGTGAAAAGCAATCGCTTTACCGATTTTGATTAAATATCGTTATGGCGATAAGATGAAGTGAACTGTTTTATGAGGTTTTTATGGATTTTTCTGAGCGCCTTAATTTGGCGATGGCGGAAGGTAGATTTACGCAAGGGTCTTTAGCTAAGGCTGTAGGTATGGCTCAATCCAGCATATGGAAGCTTACCTCTGGCGGAGCTAAGGGGTCTAGGCGAACTGTTGATCTAGCTAGAGTGCTAGGGGTTAGACCTGAATGGCTTTCTAGTGGCTCCGGGCCAATGCGCGATGACGGTGTAAAACCACATCACCCAGACTCAACCATCCCTAGAGAATCAGAGTGGGGAACTGTTGATGCATGGGACAGCAAAACACCGCTCCATGATGATGAAGTAGAAGTCCCATTTCTTAGGGATATCGAGTTTGCTTGTGGGGATGGGCGAGTGCCGAACGAAGATTATAACGGATTTAAAATTCGCTTCTCTAAAGCTACCCTGAGACGAGTGGGAGCTAACACGGATGGTTCTGGGGTTATCTGCTTTCCGGCGGCAGGAAACAGCATGGAGCCAGTAATACCCGATGGCGCTACCGTTGCGGTTGATACTCAGAATAAAAAGATTGTGGATGGTGAGCTATACGCAATTAATCAGGATGGACTCAAGCGCATTAAGCAACTCTATCGCCGCCCTGGCGGAAAGGTGACAATCCGCAGCTTCAATCGTGAAGAAAATGATGACGAGGAAGCGCTAGAGAGCGAACTGGAGATAGTCGGGTTTGTTTTCTGGTACTCGGTCATTAGATATCGCAAGTGATCCACGGCTAACCCACTGCTAGCCCATAGAGGGGTGGGAGGGATAGTAAAAATTATACTTTTCGATTACTAACCACTCCCAAAATATGGAAATATCACTGATAGCACCTATACAACGTGTTAATGTGTACTAAGATTAATCAACGAAATAAACTTTAAGTAAAGGTTATAGGACTCTTGCCGATATGGTGTTTATTGGATATACATATAGACCTAATTAAGCAAGGGACGCTTTATGAATCATTTTGGTTGCTAAACGTACCTTCCTGTATAAATAAAGCTCAGATATATTGAAATCTGGGTTGAATGACACAATAAAAGGAGTATGATTAGTGACCCATGATTTTAGTGATTGTGCGAAGGTTTCAGGTGCTGAAGCATCTTTGCAGGAAAGACAAATCTATACGGTGCAATTAGGCGTTAAATCGCTAATTGACTTTGTTGTTACAAGCTTTGAATTGCTTGGAATCGATAAGTTTCATGAGTTAGTAGACCCATCTTTGGGTGACATCGAAGCTATAATCATTAAGTTAGATGCAAAGGCTAAGCAGATTGGTGATATTGATCTGCAGCAGATACTGATCAGTGCACAAATCATGATAAAAAATATTAAAGAAAAGAATCCTGAACTTTGTGAGCAAGGGTCTAAATTCCTTAAAAATGCCATGGTGTTCAAGTAGTTATTGCCGCCCACGAGGAGATTACTATGACTAACAAACAGAAATGCATTAGTGAAATGCTGCAGCTCACCAAGCAACTTAATGCTATCGTTGCATCGCTGCATGCAAAAAGAGAACAGATGCTGGAAGAAATGACGCAAAAAGCTGCGTAAATTCTGGTAAAGCTCTCAAAACCCGGCCCCGCTGCCGGGTTTTTTGTGCCTGTAATCTGACAATCTCACCACCCTACCCGCTTTAAACACTACTCACCTCACACTTTTCACGCCTGCTAGCCGGTGCGAATGGTCACGTCTGAATTATTTTAAAAATAAATTCCTTTATCAATTATGCAATTATCACCTTATCGATAAATATTATCGCTTTTACGATTGACCTAAATAATCGCTAAGGCTATTATCATTCCATCAACACGGCATGACGCAAAATCAGTACGAAACGGATACAACGGGTTGCAGTCTGATCCTACGGCGCTGGCAAAGCGCGAATAACCAAAGCGAATGAGTTTTGGGATGGTGAATAGCTGGAGCTAACGACAGGTAATGCTGCGGGACTGAGAAGGCTATCGAGAGCGCTGTGATTGAAATAGGCACAGACACCATCACCAAAGCTCATTAACTGGAGGTAACCATGACACGCAGAACAGCATTCAATGGATCATCATCTGCTCGTCGCCGCTCTCGCCTGAAAGCGCAAGCTGTTGAGCGCGATTTAATTGAGTCACAAGTTTATCGCGCACTTGGCATGAAGCCAGAACAGAAAGAACAGTCAGTTCGTAAAGCAGAAATTATCTGCAAGCGTCAGGTAAGCGGGGAAATCCAATACCCGGCACCACCAACTGATTACCAAGTACAGATTTATAACGCTGCCGAGCATCACATGGCGATTGAGATAAAACGCTGCCGTAAGTTCCACAGCGAACCCAAATCAGAACGTGGAGTTAACGCTATAGCTCGCCAGAAGATGCGCGGTAAAAGCATACAGCTTATTTAGTTGCAGCAGGCTTCCGTAAGTCAGAATCATTAACAGCGAGGTAAATACCATGCCAATGTCATTCCCTAATTTAGAAAGTCTGAAGCGTCGCGCCAAAATGCGAAATTTCCGCCAGCCGTTAGAAAACGAACCAGAAGAAGTGTACCGCGAGAAGTTTGCTGATTTTATGGTGAACATTGACCGTGTTGAATCTAGTGAGATTCGTTCAAAGTTGGGGTGGGATATTCTTCAGCTAGACCCAGCCACTGCTTTGAAAATGATGGGAATCGATATTTCTGGACTCGCAGATTAACGTTCGCAAAGAAGCCCACCACATAGTTAAGGGGTAAGAGAATGGAAACAACACAAAGTGTTCTTTTAGCAGCATGCGAAGCAGCAGAAAAAATAGATGAGATTATCAAATCACGCGGATTGGCTGGGCATGAGTCTGCTGTGCTTGAGGCATTAAAGGCGGCCTATGATAACAGCCGCCCAAACGGGCTTGTTATTAACTAGCACTAACCTTCTTGGCAATTTGCTCAATCAAATGAATTTCTCTCGCACTCATAGCAGTTATCGCACACCCGCAGGACGCACACTGTACGAAATAAATTGCGTGACCGCTCCCTTGCACTCTTGTGCCAGTTGCCAATTCAAAGCTTGAGCTTTCACATTTTGGGCATCGTGTTGTTCTAGCCATTTTTAAATCCCTATATTGACTGTGGAATAACCAACATATCAATTTCCTTTGACTGTGGAAAGCAGGGAAACCACGGCTGGGCGTGGCTAAATATCCCAGCACAAATTATAGAGGTCACTTAGGTGGCCTTTTTTATTGGCGGGTAAATGAGGAGTGAATGATGGTGGAAAAGTTAAAGCGGGATGGGAATGTGGCAGTTTTATACTCGCCTGGATTTGGGGCTGGATGGTCAACATGGAATGGAAATGATGAAGCGTTAATATTTTCTGCTGAATTGGTGAAAGCGGTACTTGGCGAGATTGATAAAACACCTATTCAGGTGGCTAACGAGCTTTTCCCTGAGATTTATGACGGCGGAGTTAAACAGTTAAAAGTTGAATGGATACCTGAAGGATCAATGTTTGAAATTGAAGAGTACGACGGTTCAGAAAGCATTAACTATAAAGACCGTGGGGGCTGGGTAATAGCTTAGTAAACCATTAAAACCCCAGTGATCTTACCCCTGCCACTTAACCGGTGGCAGCAATAAGACCACTGAAACAAACAACGAGCTGCTTATGCGGCTTTTTTTGTACCTAAAATTCAAGGAAGCAGCATGAGCAAAGAAACAGTGATTACTTTTAAAGGATTCGACCAAACCCTTCAGTGCCGTGGCTACCAGTTCGAAATTGGCAAAACGTATACGCATGAGGGCAAGGTCGAAGCATGCGGTTCTGGCTTCCATGCTTGTGAAGCCCCGTTTGATGTTTTCGGATATTACTCACCAGCATCAAGCCGGTACGCGGTCACGGAGTCGTTTGGCACTATTGACCGCGAAGAGGACGGCGACACAAAAATCGCAAGCGCCAGTATAACCATCACAGCGGAACTCACTCTCCCTCAGTTCATCCAGCGCGGTATTGATTGGATCTGGAGCAAAGTTGATAAGTCGCTTGAGCAGCAGATCATGACTGGCGACCGGTCAGCGGCAACCAACACTGGCTACCAGTCAGCGGCAACCAGCACTGGCGACCGGTCAGCGGCAACCAACACTGGCGACCGGTCAGCGGCAACCAACACTGGCTACCAGTCAGCGGCAACCAGCACTGGCTACCAGTCAGCGGCAACCAACACTGGCGACCGGTCAGCGGCAACCAACACTGGCGACCGGTCAGCGGCAACCAACACTGGCTACCGGTCAGCGGCAACCAACACTGGCTACCGGTCAGCGGCAACCAACACTGGCTACCGGTCAGCGGCAACCAACACTGGCTACCAGTCAGCGGCAACCAACACTGGCGACCTGTCAGCGGCAACCAACACTGGCTACCAGTCAGCGGCAACCACACTGGCTACCAGTCAGCGGCAACCAACACTGGCGACCGGTCAGCGGCAACCAACACTGGCTACCAGTCAGCGGCAACCAACACTGGCGACCGGTCAGCGGCAACCAACACTGGCTACCGGTCAGCGGCTGAAGTCTCTGGATCACAATCTGTAGCTGCCTCATTCGGCGAGGGTGGCAAAGCTAAATCATCCGAAAGTGGAGCTATTGTTCTGTGCTACCGAAATGACGATGGCGAACTGATTCATATCCGTGCCAGTAAAGTTGGCGAAAACGGAATTAAGCCTGATGTTTGGTATTCACTAAGTGAAGATGGTGAATTTGAAGAAGTAGCCGAGTAACTCCCCACCCCCACCAATCCCCAGAGTAAATAACTGACAACTGTCGGTGTTTTGCTGTGGGCTAAACATAGGAAATGAGCATGAGTGATGAAAGATACAAAATCATTCCAGAAAGCCTTTTTGATTTATCCGGCGTGTATTGTGGTGTTGTCATGCCTGAGCGAGTTATGCGGAAAATAGTAAAACTTCAAGCTGCATGTATTCAAGAAATAAAAAGAACTCTTACCGAGCATAAAGACGAATTATATGCATCGAATTGGACGCTGCATTATCCAAATGGTGAGCAAAAAGAAGTTCGCTACATCGACCCTAGCGATAGCATAAATATAGAGAGTCGAATTAAGCACGCCGCGTTTATCAATCAGCCAAGACATTTACCACTCGTATTTATTGCAAGTAGCCAAGATGAAGCGAAATCCATGGCTGACGCACACCACGAAGAAACATTTATTACCACTAATTAAACTGGAGTATCCCATGCAACTTGCATTTGCTGGGCAGACCGCATCGGGCTGCTCTACTAACTATTTAACCAAAATTCAGCATTCACCGGCCTACCGCCTCACATCAGCAAGCTTCACTCCCCCACCACGGAAAGGTATCTGGGAGAAAATTATTGAGGCGCTAACTCGGAGGGTTGAGCCATGACCAAGAAGGAACTCAGGTGGTGGCATAACCACTGGCTGAATTGCGCGAAGTCTTGCCGCAAGGCAGGAAGTAGGCGCTCAGCAGCTAATTACCTCACCTGCGCAGTCGCCAAGCGTCGTATTTACCAAATGGATGCGTCGGTATCAATCGAGCTTCAGGAGGCTGCATGACAGAAGAGCAATTCAAAGAACTGATTATCACAAGGCGTGAATCGTTAAAGAGTATGGATACTCTGTCCTTTGTTAAAAATGAATTGGAGTGCGGTCGCGTGTCGGCTGAACAACTGGCGATCATTGCACTGGACGCGATGGGGATTAAAGGCGAATTGGTTGAGCAGGTAAGGGAATCGGCAGCCAAAAAGCGTAAATCATTTATGGAGGTGATTTGTGGGTACCGCAACATTAATCCTTGGTGAATCTGGTACAGGGAAGTCTACCAGCTTGCGCAATCTCAACCCTGATGATTGCCTGCTTATTCAGGTCGTAAGGAAGCGGCTACCGTTCAAATCAACTAACTGGCAGTCATGGGATGGCGAGAAGAAAACAGGGAGTGTTATCCCAACACATGACTGGTCACTGATTAAGGCCGTCATTAATGGTGCGACAAAGTACGGGAAGAAAATAGTCATCATTGATGACTTTCAGTATGTGATGTGCACCGAGTTCATGGAGACGGTGAACGATAAGGGATTTGATAAGTTCGCGAAAATGGGACTTCACATGTGGGAAATAATCAAAGCGGCACAGGATGCGCCGGATGATCTGAGAATTTACTTCATGGCCCACACCGAGGAAACAAACCTTGGTCGAGTCAAAATGAAAACCATCGGCAAAATGTTGGATGAGAAAGTAACAGTCGAAGGAATGTTCACCATCGTTCTGAGAACCACCGTTCACGATGGACAATACTTTTTCACCACTCAAAACAACGGTTACGACACCGTTAAATCACCGATGGGCCTCTTCGAAACCAACGAAATTGAAAATGACCTTCTGACTGTAGATCGGGATATTTGCGATTACTACGGCATCAATAATGTTCACCAAATTAAAGGAAACGCGGCATGAGCAATGTAACTTTCGTCTATGACCAAGATTCAGGTTTATCAGCAGGATTAAGCGGTTTCATCAATGAGTCTGGGGCTTATATCTTCACCATCTCAGAAGCTAAATATGTGATCAGTTCTGGCGGCGCTAAATCAATTGAGTTCTCCGTGGAAACTGATGATGGGCGCAAGGCCAATTATCTGAATGTTTACACCGTCAAGAAAGACGGAAGCCCCAATACGCATGGCGTAAACATGATAAATGCCATGATGGGTTGCTCTGGCGTTAAGCAACTCACCATCATTAAAAATGAAGCTGGTGTTGATGTAGCCCCTGAGTTTGTAGGCCGCAAGTTGGGTTTGGTACTGCAAAAAACTCTGAAAACAAAAGATGATGGACGTGAGACTTATAACTTTGATATTCGCATTCCATTTCTGGCGCAAAGCCAGAGAACGCTGCAAGAGCATGTAACTAACGCCCCAGCCGAAACAATAGCGAAGATGCTCACCACCCTGAAAGATAAAGACGAGCGCAAGCAAGTAAACAGCGCTCCAACTCATTCAGGTAACTATCAGGGGGATGATCAGTTCTTTGCTGAAGACCCACGTTTCTAAGTTCACACTTCCCCGCAGGTAATCCCATGACAATCAGAAAAGAAAACTATGCAGAGATAATTGCAGGATGCCTCTCGGCTTTTGATTGTGCAAAGCGGGGAGAAGAACACGAACGGCTGAACAAGATGATTATCAGGACGATAGGCAGGATAACAGCGAATTACCCTCGCTGCCCTGCTCACTTGTTACCGCTGGAGCGGCGGCCATTCAGCTTAAGCAATCCTGCTCCGATTCTTGCAAGTCAGGCTGCTCGTGAATATGCCGGTATTGGCTGGTCGGTCAAGCAGGACTAATCCCCCACCCCATTACAGCAATCTGCTGAGGAAACAGTTATGTCTGAAAATACTGATGAAAAACTTAAGCCATGCCCATTCTGCGGATCCACGAATGTAGAAGCCTTCGCTCAGTACGAAGAAGATTGCCCTGACCGTTCTGCGATAGTTCGTTGTCATAATTGCGATGCTCAGAGCGCTCAAATGATTGGCAGAGGTAAAATCGCCATGGCAATACGCGCTTGGAATAAACGCACAGCCTGAGGGTTTCCCATGAAATCAAATCGTGAAGCAAAGCGGCTGCTTGGCATGTTCACTAACGGAAGGCTTCGAGTAAGCAATCTTGGCTGGTTAGTTTTTAGCGCTAATTACCCTCATGTATGGATGGAAAGGAATCTATCAGCTAGACAAAATCGCGCTAGAAAATGGCATAAGAAATTTCGTGAAAGCCTGAGGGGTAACAACTGATGAATAACATCGAAGAGTTTGAGTCCGCATACAACACATACATGGAGCGTGATGTTGGAACTCCGGTAGAAAAGTTTAAACATCCGGTACCGGGCGTTACTTACAAATATCAGCATGCAAATGACATGCTGGCGTTTTGGAATGCAGCACGTGCTGGATTGATAGCCCAACTGGAAGCGGCACAGAAAGAGCGTGATGAAATGAACGGGATTCTGAATATCGAGCGAGGTGGCTCTGCATTTGCGAGTAAGCGCACAACACATATCGATGCGATGCGCGACAAGTGGCAGGCACGCGCCAAGAAAGCAGAAGCAGCGTTATCAGCGGCAAGCGATAAGCTGAGTAAGCCTGTTGTACTGCCTGTCGGTTACGCAGTTCGTGCTGGGCATCCGATTAACGAAGGTGAGCGAAATGTCATGATACCTAAAGAGGGCGGTAACTGGCTTTCCCGTTTCGATGTTGAACATGCAATTAGAGTAGCCGGTTTCACGGTAGAGGGGGAGTGATGGGTAAACAAAAATTACTCGTTCTAAATAGCGGTGGCGCAACCTCCGCTTTTATGACTCGCCAGCTATTAACTAAATGTGCTGATGAATATGAAATGATTGTTTGCTTCGCGAATACCAGCCAAGAAAACAATGAAACGTTAGATTTTGTCCGTGATTGTGATGTTAATTTTGGTTTCAACACTGTGTGGCTTGAAGCCAATATTAATCCCATCAAGGGCAAGCCTACTGGTCATAAAGTCGTTAGTTATGAAACAGCAAAGCGCTCAGGTGAGGTGTTTGAGGAAGCTGTGAAAAAATATGGCATACCAAATCACTCATATAAGCATTGCACTCGCGAACTAAAAGAAGCACCAATTCATAGCTATATCCGCTCTATTGGCTGGAAGAAGGGTGAATATTTAACAGCTATCGGGATTCGTACTGATGAGCCACGCCGTATTAATCGTAAAGTTTCAGTGCAACATCAGCAAATAAAAATATACCCACTCGTTGATATATTCCCTTCAGACAAATTAGATGTGCTCGATTTTTGGGAGGAACAAGATTTCAGGTTGAAACTGGAAGATTACAAGGGTAATTGCAAATGCTGCTTCAAGAAGTCAGATAAAAAGCTTCAACAAATCTATCGTGATAACTGGCACCACTTTGACATTTTTGCATATCTGGAAAATCAATATGGCTTTGTTGGCGGAAACTCCATTAAAGGTCAACCAAGCGACGAACCACGCAAGTTTTATCGTGGATATCGTAGCGTTAGAGATTTGATAGCCACTTTTGATTTATCTGAGCCATTACCACCGCTTGATGATGAAGAAAATAACGAGGGTTGCGCTAGTTCGTGCGAGCCTTTCATGTCGGATGAAGATTCACAACCGGCTTGTGGCTGGTAGAGGGGAATGCAGATGCTGAGTAAACCAGTGATAAGAACTACAACCAATGCGACAGTTACCCTGACTATTGAGCTTAGCAACCTAGGTTCATGGGGACCTGATTGCCAAACGGCCCAAGTTTACAAGCAGGCAATCGAAGCGGCTAATGGCCGGCTAAATAAGATATTTGCTGGCGATAAAGACGTCCGCATTCTTGCTGGGGCAAAAGTAACGGCAATCACAACAGACGTGGAGCGCACCCGATGAACAAGCTAACTGAGCAGGAATTTACCCGCAAGCCAGACGGTGGGCTTGCAGACCAGATTGAAGTGCTCGAAGCGATGGCAGAGGGTGACGCCTACAACACCGAGTTACTTATGCTTCTCATTGAACTACGTTCACTGCGTGAGCAACTTGCTGAGTTGAAAGCGTTGCAGCCGGTTGCAATCATTGATATTCAGCATGACAGGCCAGACGGCAACCTTTTTGCGATTACGTTCACGCGAGCTGGTCATGCGCTAAAAGATGATGTTTACGAGCTATTCACAGCAGCCAAGCAATAACCATCTCGTTTTAACCCCACCACGGAACTCTCAGTAAACGGATTTCACTATCTGGAGTGTCCCTATGTCATCAATCATCGTCAAATTACCCCGCGCTTACTTCACTGCGGGTCGCGTTAGCACGGATGAATTAGCGCAAGTTCTGCATCAGGGATTGTGGAAACGGTACGGCGTCATGCCTGCCGATGTTGTTGTGTCGCTACATGAAGGCACTCATATCATGTCGTCTGGCTGCGAGCCGGATGATGTAAAAACCATTCTAAATCTGTGAGGTTGATATGGACGATATCAGCGAACTAATTCTGACTGTTGGCCGCGCGCCGGATGACGGGCGTGACCACAAAGAAGCCTATTTGTGGGACATGAAAATAAAGCAGCGGCTACGAACCGGCGATAAATCAAAGAGACCCTCGCCGCAGCAAGTTGTCCCGCCAACACCAGTTAAAACGGTGAAGTCAGTGAAAGCGAAAGTGAGAAAGATAATGGAGGCGGCATGAGTGGATATCAGCTTATTTATTGTGATCCACCCTGGCAGTACGGGAACAAGGCCAGCAATGGAGCGGCAGTTAATCACTACAGCACGATGTCACTCACCGATTTAAAGCGCCTCCCTGTTTGGTCCCTCGCAGCACCCGATGCAGTTCTCGCTATGTGGTACACCGGCAACTTCAATGACGAAGCCAAGCAGCTCGCTGAAGCGTGGGGCTTTCAGGTGCGCACAATGAAGGGTTTCACCTGGGTGAAGCTGAATCAGTTAGCAGAGGATCACATAAATAAGGCGCTGGCGGCCGGTGAGGTTAACGACTTTTACGACTTTCTCGCCCTGCTCAATACCCAATCACGGATGAATGGCGGTAACTACACGCGGGCCAACACGGAAGATGTTCTGATTGCAGTGCGCGGCAATGGCCTTGAGCGACTCAATGCCAGCATCAAGCAAGTTGTTTACTCACCGCTTGGCGAGCATAGCGAAAAGCCGTGGGAGGTCCGCCATCGGCTGGAATTACTGTATGGAGATGTGAAGCGCATTGAGTTGTTTTCAAGGAGGGATTTAGAGGGCTGGGATACGTGGGGCAATGAGTGCGATCAATCAATCAAATTAATACCTGGCAGTTCGGAGGCAGCATGAACCAACCAAAAGTAACGGAAATACTGTTAGGGATATGCTTTGCACTATTCATTATCTGCCTGGTTGTCTATGTGGTGGGTGATGCTGTGAAGGGAGTTAACTGATGGATGATCTTAGTTTTGTAATGGCATATCTGGATTGGATACTGCTTATCGTCGGCGGCGGTGTGGCGATCTGGCTGCTGTGGTTAAAGGAGTGGTGAGAGTATGGAGACAACCATTGAAAATGCTATCAGGTCAGTAGCGCGATGTTGTAGAACAGAAATAATTGAAGCCACGGACGGCAAGCCACTTTCAGAACACGACAAGCTCATCACCGAAATCCTCGACCGCCACGCAAAAAAATCATCGCCATACCCCCTAACACTTTCCCGGCTAAACGCTGGTTGAGTTATTACGTCCGTCAGATTGATAAAGAGATAAGAGGCCAGCTATGAATGATATTCGGCTTGATGATGAGTTATTCGACTTGCCACAGGCCGCCGCCTACCTGCGAAAATCCCCGCGAACCGTCCGCTTACTAATAAAAAATAAGCGACTAAAAGCGGGCAAGAGCGGAGCTAATGGCGGCGGAAGTTTTGAAATTCTGAAATCAGCATGTCTTGAATATATCCACAGCAACCAACACAATCAGGCCGTGAATGCAGAAAACGGCCAAGCAGAGAAGGAGTCTGTATGGCGCTCAAACAAAGGTACGGAAAGTGGTACTGTGATTTCGTTCGCCCGAACGGGGAAAGAGTTAGACGCTGCCTTGGTACGGCAGACAAGAAACAAGCGCAGGAACTCTTCGATCAGTTAAGGGCAGATGCATGGAGGGTAGATAAGCTAGGTGAAATAGCTGAACACACTTTTGATGAAACATGCTTGCGTTGGCTGATAGAAAAAGAGCATAAGCGATCTTTGGATGATGACCGAACGAAGATTGAGTTTTTCCTCGGTCATTTTTCTGGAATGCCAATATCCAGCATTACCGAAGATAAGATAATGAAAGCGGTGTCCAGAATGCCAAACAGGAAGCATAGGCAGATCTGGGAGTCGAAAAGGGATGCAGCATTAAGGAAGAAAAAACCGATACCTGGCTATGTGGAAAAACAGGTTTCACCGGCAACAAGAAGCCAGCACCTTTCATTTATACGCAGCCTGTTACGGGCAGCAGCAGACGAATGGAAGTGGTTAGCCAAAGCGCCAGTGATCAAGACCAGAAAACCACAGAGTAAGCGGATACGCTGGCTGACAAAAGATGAGGCTCTAACCTTAATCAATTGTATGCCTGAGAACTTCCGCCCTGTAGTGGTCTTTGCTCTGGCTACCGGGCTTCGAAGGTCGAACATTCTGGATCTGGAATGGTCGCAAATCGATATGCAAAGAAAGGTTGCATGGATTCACCCAGAGAACGCTAAAGCGGGCAAGGCAATTGGCGTAGCTCTAAACGATATGTCATGCAAGGTATTACGTGAACAGATAGGCCGGCACTCAAGATATGTGTTTGTCCACACCTCGGCATGGCACCGGGCAGATGGAACAAAAACCGATGAGGTCAGGAAAATGCGCGTTGATGATAATACAGCATGGAGAACTGGATTAAAGCGCTCCGGAATCACTGATTTCCGTTTCCACGATTTGCGGCACACCTGGGCGAGCTGGTTAGTTCAAGCCGGGGTACCACTATCAGCACTTCAGGAAATGGGAGGATGGGAGAGCATCGAAATGGTTCGTCGATATGCTCACTTGTCGCCAAACCATCTAACTGAGCATGCGCGTAAAATTGACGAGGTAATGGGGATTAATGTCACTAATCTGGCACTTTTAAAAAAGGTTGTTGATAATTAG